AGCAGTGGTATCAACGCAGAGTACTATTTTCACCATTAATCTTATAATTAGTACCTTCTGATGCTTGGTATGCTCCATGACCTGCTAATATAAAGTTGTCGGAGCTTATAACGATTGGTCGTCCCCAACCTAATTGATCTATTGAACGAGCAATCTTCTGTATCTGTTCTTCTGTGTGGATACGTGGATTCTCTGGATGTGGGTTTATATCTCTTAGTTTCAGCCATTCTAGTTTTTGGTAGTTTTCCATCTTAAAAACCTCGATTAAAAAAAATGGGAGCCTTTAAGCTCCCTCATCTGTTGATATTGGCTGACTAGTAGGACAAGATAGATCTGCTGTTCCGTTTGGTTGTATTGTTGCTATTGCTGTATTTACAGTTGTTTGTACTTGTTCACTAGTCTGTAGGTCTCCTGTTTGTAGTCCTGATTCCTCTACGAACTCTCTTAAAGCTAATAAGACAATAGTTCCTATGGTTGCGACTCCTGTTCCATAGACTGGTCCAATGTATGCTATGATTGCCGCGGAAGATGCTACGACTCCAGCGACCATCGCCATGAGAATTATCTTTAAAAGCTTTGTAATTCCGGGTAATGCTGCCATGTTGTTTTTCACCTCCATTTACAGTTTTATAAGATTTGTGAAGCTGCTAGAGTGATGTCTGCTGCTTCAATGGTTACGCGTTTGGCGTGCTGTGCGTTTTCTTTAGCTGCGACTGCTATAGCAGCGACTTGGTTGTCAAGAATGACTTTTAACTGTGCTGCTGCATCAAAACTTACTCTAAATCCTGTTTCTTCCCGTAACACTTTTTCTAGTGTTCCACGTCTAATTTCTGTCATTTATATCACCTCATTTTTTAAATAAGATTGAATGCTGTAAAATAAGTTAAATTTGTAATATTTGTAATGGACGACAGAGATGGGGAAAAACTGAAAAGACCATCTTTTGCTGTCGCCCAGTCCAATTGGAGATTTGTGGGGTCGGCAATAGGTAAACCGACCCCACTAATGGTAAATAATGTAACATTAATCATTTTGAATAGGTTATACTACTTATACCTTGATATAAGTACGGTGCAGTTAAATTAAATACAGGATTAAAGAGTACAAATCCACAATCGCCACAAGCGAGTTCTGCTCTCTTGTAGTCCTTCTTTAAATTCGCACTTTTACATTCTGGACATAATTTGGGTTTAAACCCAGTAATAATATCTGTCATTGGAAGTAATAAAAACCTTAATAATTGCACCCTTGTCTAATTATCCTCTTGTCCGTCGTGGTATATAAACCTTTCTGATTTAATAAACCCAGTTCACACAACCCACTATAAGAAAAATGAAGTGTGCAGGTTCTCCTAAAAATTAATTCCAAAATTTTTGAAAAAAAAAGCTCCGACCCATTTGGGGTCGGTTTATCTTATTTCTCCTTGATGTAACTTGTAATAATCTATAAGGCGTCGTATGATTACACTATACGATTCGCCTTTACGTCCGAGCTTATATAAGTCAGCATGGACGTCTAACTTCACTTCCATCTGTATAACGTCCCGTTTTTCTTTCAAATTTATTCCTCCTCCACTTTGTAAAGTGACACACCTACGTTCTTTTTAAGAAATGCGTCCTTTAGAGCTATTAAAACAGATTTGCCTTCACCTTTTGGTTCGACTTTTTCCATTGCTACATATAATTCACTTATAAGGTAAGCAACTCCCATTATGACAGATACATCTCCATATTCCTCCGATACTTTCGCCATTATAGCTGTAACTACATCTTTGACATCATCAACTTGTAAAACCTTTTTAAAAGCTTTACCTATCTCATCATCTTCTATTATTTTAGTTACAGCTTCAACTGCTCCCGGATATCTGGGATATTCCTCCATAAGTAATGCTTTGGCTGCCATTTCTTCTGCTGCCTGTTTTATACGATCTATACTTTCTGCTCCGCCTTCTAGTCCCATTGCCTCCGCTAATGCCTGTTCCTTATACATATCGTCATTTAAACTCATATTATCGCTCCTTATTGTTTGTTTATTCCTCTATGATGTAGATATTCGGTTCTATTAATAACACTCTTCCTTAACAGTCCCAATGCTTCATTTAAGGCATTAATATATCTTTCAGACTCCAATTCGTCTACTGTTCCATTTTCTTCGTCAATTAAATAGAATTTCATTATTAAGTCCCCATATTACTTTCTTCGGTTGTTGCTTGGTTCAATTTGTCTGTTGCATCATTAAATAGGTTTGTTCCTTGATTTATCTCATTTGGGTCGTTATTATTTATGCCGTTTATACCATCCTGTAAACCTTGACTAGTGTCTTGATTAGCCTCTAAAATTAAATTGTAGATATTCTGGTATTTTGTTGGCGGTGTAACTCCTTGCATATCACTTATTACTCCATCTATCTGTTGTTTATCATTAGTTAATGCTGCCACTCCTGTAGCTTGGTCTATTGTTCCATCACTCATTCCTTCTGTTTGTGTACCTGCATCAGTATCAACGGTACTCATTGTACCTGTCCATCCTTGTAAATCGTTTAAAAAGTCTGATTCACTCATTTGAGCTGCTGGTGCTGTTGTTGCCGGCGTTGCTTGAGCCGGAGTCTGTGGTGTCTGTGTTGGAGCTGTACTGTTATTTCCTGTATTACTTACTGCCACACTTATTATACAGAGTATAAAAAGAAATGCGACAATTCCTAGTATCCATTTTCCTGTTTTGTTCATTTTATCACCCTATTTCTTGATTTAAGTGGTAATTTGTCTGTCATTACCAATATACTGTAAGTAGTTCCATATATCGCCTCTGGCGAGTCTAAAAGTGGATTGTAGGACGGTACAACCGTCCTCCATTGCTTTATTTAGTCTTTTCTCGAATAAACTAGGCATATTTCCGGTAATAACCTTATAATTAAATGGACTTCCTAATCCACCCATTTAAATCACTCCTCTAAGGCTGTTTCCACTATTTTATATCCATATTCTTCCATCATGGCATTTAAAGTAATTGTGAAGATTTTTAATGATTCTCCATCTTCATCTGTACTTAAAGTATCCATAATATATTTCATTGTAGTAACAAAGGCGGTTAATCCGGCTGTTTGTCCATATTTTATTATAGTTTCCAGTTGAGCCATTCGAAGCTCTTCTGATGCTTTATGGGCATTTCTAAGTCCGTTTATTATCTTTTCAGGATTTTCGTCAAATATATCCCTCATGTCTTCTTTTGTTAATTCGCCACCTTTTACTATTTTATTTCGTACAATCTTAATTAAGTCCTCATCTTCGATTTGTTCTATTTTGAGTCCTTTAACTTTGCCCTCTTTCTTTTTAACTTCTTCTCTTGCTCGTTCTTCCATTTTATTGTCCTCCTCGTATGTAATTTCCAGAACAGCTATTTTTAGCTTGTTCATATTCCATTCCACACATGTTATATCCGTAAACTTGGTGGTAACGCTTTTTCCAGATGTCATATTCGTTTTGGTCTTCTTTTTTACCCCCTATTATAACAATTCCCTCACCGTCTTTGTCTTCACATATACAGACACCTTTGGGTATGGGTAACCCTATTTCTTCCTCCATTTTCTTTGTTACTCCTTTTATCCCTTTATTTTTTAGTATTTCTAAATATTCGTCTAATACATCGGTTTGCATAAATTCACCTCATAATTTCTTGAAATCGCCACTACAAACAGTTCGTATATCCCTTTCACTTGAATGATTGTAATGTGAATCTATTTTCATCATTCTATCCGCAAACTGCATAAATTTGATTATGTCAGTTACTCCGGGTGTGCCTTGAAATATAGGCTTACCTGTTCGTTCTTGTAGACAAACGCATACCCCTGCGGGTATTTTCATACCCGTCTTTTTTTCTATTTCTTCAATTTCCTTATTAAGTCTATACCTTCTTTCCGGCTTCATTTCCTTCACTCCTAGCATAGTTACCACTACAAGTAGCCTTTAACTCCTCGTATGAACAATTTGAACCTCCACCGCCGAGTCTTCCATAAAACTCTATTAAATCTACCCTGTCTTTGCACGGCGTTCCTAATATAATAAGGTGTCCAGCTTTTGCTTGACAAACACACATACCTTCTGGTACTTTACGTCCTGCTAATTGTTCTAAATACTCTAATGCTTCTTTTGGTCCTTTTTCATGCATTACTTCCTCTGCTGCATCTAATATTTCCCCACTTACCATTTATATCACCTCATTAGTTCTATTCGTATTTGTTTCTTAATATCCTTCTCGTCTTTCTTTGAAGCGTCCCGCCTCAAGACTCTTATGTCATCTATTATCTCCTCTAGTCTTGATTCTGTCTTTGCATTCATTTTTATTCCTTCCTGACGTAATGTCCACTACATTCTTCTCTTATTTGAGCTGATGTTACTAATTTAGCCTTACTTCCAGTATTCTGCATCGCTTTGATTATATTCATCATTTTTTCATCCGCAGTTGCTAGATCCATCGATAAAGCGTAGTGTCCTTTCTCTATTCTACAAACACAAGCACCTTTAGGCAGTTCCACTCCTAGTTTCCTCTCTAACTGTTCCTTTGCCAGTTCCACCTCTATTTGTTCCTCCGATTTCATTTCCCCGTTGTTTAAGTCCGCTTCTAACTTTCTTCTTTCCACTATTCTGTTGTCTAGTTCCTTTAGTATGTTTAATCGCTGATCTTCTTGATTTTCCATCCTTTTTCACCTCAATTTCATCAAATATGTCTATTATCTGCTCTACAACAGATATGACCGTAGCTCCGTGTCCTGCTAATTCCCCACGGTTCCCAGACCAGTTTTTAATATATAGAACTGAATCTGGATTGTCAATTCCGAAATAACTCCCGGCTACGTATGCAATTGCCTCAGCTTCTATTTCCATGACCTCACGACTGATTTTACGGGTTTTGTGTCCTGCAAAGTTGTGTGCGAGTTCATGAAAGTACGCTGCGACCATTGAAGCGTCTTTATCTCTTTCCGCTATATTTATAACCTTAAAGTCTGTACTACCGTCGCTTATAGTTGTGTTAGACTGCATAACGACCGGCATTGGAGATTTTTCCTTTATTTCGTCCATTGTTAAATGTCCTTTATTGTCTGCGTGTTGTGTTCCTCCTAGTTTGATGTGATCTGCTTTATTTGGGTCATCGTAGGTGTAAGGTATTGTTAAACCGCCTTTTACGGCAACTTGTTTTTCTTTTATTGGAACACCGGATAGTAGTACGCCTGTTTGACTTAAATCAAACACGCTTCCGGGTTTAAAGTAAAGGTGGTGTTCTTCTTCTCCTTTTTCATTTTCCTTGCTGTATGGGTACGGCATAAGGATTGTCAATCCTTTTTGTCCTCTCATTACTTGTCTTCCTTCTTGTCTCCATCGCTGGTATCCCGCTAGTATTGATATGTCATATTTGGATTGCATTTGTGCTAATATGTAGTTGTTTAGACTGTAACGATGAAAACCTCCTGTCCAGCTCTTTATATAGTTAGATAGTTGTTTTGGGTTTATAAATGCCAGTTCGTCTTCTAGGACGTCTAATTTAGCTTTTAATTCCGGTATATCTTTTTTCATTACCTTTACCTCATAAACATTTCTTATTTTCTCTATTGCGGATATAAAAGTTTAAAAGACGAGAAATAACATCATCTGGATTCTCATCTTCCTTTTTAAGTAAATCTATCCGTCTTTTATCGAATCTATGGACTCTCATTGTTATATACGCTTCTTTAGGGTATATTATCTTATACATTATTGCACGTCCACATATTCGTTCATTATTGCTAATGCTTCGTCATAGCTTCCCGATGCTTGTACTCTTGCTAGCATCTCGGTTGCTTCTTCATGTAGTCCTGCGGACCGTAATGCTTTCTTTGCAATCCCCATTAGATTGAATACATTACCGTTTGCGTAACTAAAGTTTGCTACTGGTTTATCTTCTTGGTTCATACTTATCACCTCTTTTTATTGAATTTGCAGGCAGGAAAATCATTTATGGTGGTCATATCGGACTTAAACCTGCTTTCTGCTCTTAAAAAATAAAATATGGAAATTTATACTTCAGCGGTATATTTAACGGGTGCTGGTACAACTTCGCCGCATTTTAAATCCCCATCAATACTGAATCCTCTATTTAACCATAATCCTCCCGGCAACACTCCGGTATGGTTCTCTTGGTCAAATTCAATGAATTTTTCGAATATATAGCGATCTATATCCTCTGCAACCTTTGGAAATCCGTTTATTGATTTAACCTTGTCCCAGTCTGGATATACGAGCTTATATAATCCAACACAGACTTGTTGTTGGTTCTTTGACTCTTTGAATACTTTATCTACTTCTTTTTTACTTATTTTCATTTTTATTCACCACACGCTTTTATAAATTTGTTTATATCGAATTTAGAACTGTTTTTACTGAATAAATGGATTAGAAATCCCATTATGGCTTTCTTTTCCGCTGATGTGTATATATCGTTCTTTAAATCGAATGTTGTATCTTCATAATGTTTCTGGCTGTATAATGGATTTTTATAGTCTTTCACCTTAAATCACCTCTTCTAAGTATTCAAAAGTATATATGGTACTACCATTGCACATTTGACGTTTATTAATTCGTTCTTCTATTGTAAGTCCGTGCCTGTCTTGTAAGATTATTTGGTCTGCTACTTTGTCTTGAATTGTATAATCTTGTTCTGTGTATCTGTTAATAGCTGCTATAAGGTGTATTGGGTCGGGACTTACGAGTTTAATGACTTTTGTTACACTCCATAACATTTATAATACTCTCCTTGTCTGCATAAGGTTCTCATGACGATGTTCGTATGTTTTAACTAAAAAATAGTGGTACATGGAACTTAAACCATGAATTATACTTCTCACTATAAGTTTTGGATAAAATAACATTTATATACACCCCATTTCCATATCTACGGCGACTTCGCCTTCTGCTTGGTCATAGTCCTCTGCACAAAGCATTAAACCAGACAATTCACCCATTGCACACTGTCTTATCTCACCGCATCTATCGCAGCGAGTTTCAAACCATTCTAAGTGTTTTTCATGATTTATAGCACTCATTTGTGTTTCACCTCAAAATCGTATAATACAACCGCCTTTAAGTTAATAATACGCTCATGTCCATTATTAAACCGTATGGTTACTTCTTGTATTAAGCCAGTAGTAATAAAGATATTTCTGACATCTAAATTATCAACAGAGTAATATAAGTTATTTTCTGGTTTATCATCCATTTGTAGTTCAATCCATTCTAAACGACTTTGCATCTATTTCACCGTCCCTTTTGTCATATAACCCGTTTAAATCCCCATATAAACCTTCAATCTTCTGATATTCACCCAATGCTTTACATCGGACAATTTCAAATAATGTCCATATAATTTCACTATTAACATCATTCATCTTCGCACCATCCTTCTTCATCTAAATAACCTTCTTCTTGAGCGTCTAGGACGCAGCGGGTACATATACCCGCTTCTAATTCTACATCTTCCAGAGTTCGTCCACAAAGACGACACTCCGGATTTCCTTTTATTATAGGCAATTTACCGCCTCCAGAGTTCTACATTCACCATATCAAAGATTATATCTAAGTCAGATTTCGTACCGGTCGCTATTAAGGATTCTATGTTTTTAATAAGCTGTGGGCGTTTTTTACGTAGTTTTTCGACATCTGCATCATGTTGAGCGTATGTTTTACTCATTGTAACCACCTTGTTGTTTTGCTATTTCATCGAACTCTTTTTGGCAGGTATTACATAAAATCCAAACAGCCGGACCAATGGGTCCGGTTTCAACTGTTCCTTCGTCATGTTTGCCCATTGTAATAGTTAAACTCACGCCTTCGGTCATTTCTACTCCGCATTCCTCACAGCATAGATTTTCATTCATAAAAGCAATTTCTTCAACTGTTGCTTCCGATATTGCTTTAAATTTACTTAATTCTTCTCCTTTTGTCGTCATTTAGAACATCTCCGTTTCTTTAAAACCTTTTAAGTCTTTTAATGGATTTCTTGGTAATGGTTTTTGTTTCTTTACGAATATGTCTTTGCCTCTGGATTCACCTTCTAATAACATCTGAACCGCAGAAACAACACTAACATCGCCTTCAATTGTAATTTTAGCGACGTCAATTCCTTCATCCATTATACCTGCTAAAAAAGTTACTTTTGCTTCATTTCCCATTTTCTCACCTGTTTTTTCCATTTATCCGCTATTTAAAAACCTTCGTTCTCATGTAACGCTCTATGTTCCCTAATGGACATCATACTGATATTCCAGTAGTTGTTTAACATTTCATAAGCTTTGGCATTACTACCGTTCGGTCTGCTTCCATTTAATCTTAATTTATGATGGAAACTGGCACAGTTGTCCGGTTTATGCTCACCGTAACATATAAGTAATGGTTCTCCAGAAATACTAGAAACCATCTCGCCATTTGTTGCTAAGAAGGCTGTTGTAACTCGCATTTCTATTCTTTTCTGTCTTTGTTCTTTTTGTGTGTAACTCATAATAAAACACCTCATTTTTCTTTAAAATTGCCGGAACAGTAAAGGTTTTGGGTTTGGGGGCAGTATCTGTCATCTATCTGTTCTGTCGGCTTTAAATGAAATTATAATTAAAAAAAGACTTATAGTTCGTTCTCCAGTCCATATTAACCCGCATTCTGTCGCGTTTGCGGATATAAACCGTTTCTTGATGTTATTTATACTTTTGGATTGTTTCCGGAAATCAAGTCCCGGCGTTCTCGTCCTCAAGACAATAACGGAGTTTACGGGGTTTACTTGGCTTGTAAAAAGCTCATTTCATCGCTTTCTGCATTTCCCGCCTTCTCTCTGCTGCGTGCCGTTATATATTGCCTGCGGCGGTTTAAAAATAAAAACCGCCGTCTTAAATAAGTTAAAGTCGGGTCTTTAACCCTTAATAGCTATATTGACTCCCGATGTATATAAACCCTATTAATAACAATAAATCTTATTGGATATGGATAAGCTCAATATCCCATAACAAGAAACAAGTTTCTAAAAATCCACTATTAAGAAACAAAAACAGGCACATACCCTAAACAAGAATCTAAATCCAAACAGAGAAGTTTAAAAACCTATATTATTAATATAAAAATAGTGTAAAACCAATATTACCCTACATACCCCAAACAGAACGAATACATCCATTGGGCGAGGCATCAGTCCGAACAACCAATCCGGAAAAAAGGCCTGTAAACCCGCTATAATTATCAGATAGCATTTGGTAACTCCCTCTCAATAACGACTGAGATTCTCCTAGAAATGATACCTTTTGAGACCAATCACCCTAGATACTAAGTATCCAGATATTTGGACATAGAAGTCGATCAGACTTTTGGATCTCCAATAACTTGATAATATTGGTCAAAAAGAACGTAAGGTTGATCCTTCTCTCAAATCATACATGGCCGAATAATTGAGAACGGACTTTTTAAAACCACTTTAAGCGTGCCCTCAAAAAAGTATATCGGACTTGATTCTTAAACGGATTCGATTGGGAGTAAACCTATTCGTTACAGCTCCAACAAACCCATGAAAAGTCTGACTCGATTCTGGATGTCCAAAAATTCACCATGGAATCTAGGGTGACTAGTCTCAAAGTGTGTATTTCTTCGATCTTTAAAAACCTTTTGGATATAACCCGCTAAAAATGCTTCTAAAAAAAAAGTAGAGGCATATTGCCTCAAATATCCTGTTTATGCTTTTACTAACCAATATTTGCTATGGTATGCTTTACAATGTCCATTTATACTAAAGTCAGCTCCACAATGGGCACAAGTCCATTCACCTTCCGCTGTGTGCTTAGGATTCCATTCCATGACCTCCCAGTGGTGGCAAATTGGACAATAATTGTAAAAAGTCCCCGTACACTTGTAATATCCACCAGAGGCACTATTCATACCCGTAGCCGTGATTGTGTTTGATGCTATACTGTGTGTGGATGGTGAAGCAATTACAGGAGTCATTGCTCCCATTGCGACAACCATACCGATTATTAATATTGGAAGTTTTTTTATAATACTATCTACCGCCTTCTATTCGTCTTTGAGTGTTACTACGTGCCTGACGGTTGCCCCGCAACGCTGACATACTCCGGTATAGGTGAAAACCAATTCCTCGCAGTCACTCAGACTTGACACTTCTGGTAATGGGGTTAATGAGCCATACGTGCCACAATAACCCTGTTTTTGCATATTAAGCACCTCCACTTACCTTTAATATTATAAAGAACAATATAACAATCAGAATGATACTACCGCTCATGGATATTATCGTAGCTGTCCTATCTATCCTGAATTGCCATTTTTTACTTATCTTCATTTTTAGTGTACCCTGTTATTGCTATATAATCCTTAATAACGTCGTCGTTTACGAAAGCGTCCTATTCTGTGTTCTCCCTTATCCATTAAACTGAACTTATTCGGTAATTGTAGAGGATTCACCTTATCTTTGTGTTCATCTGGATTGTGGGTTATTATTTGTCTTCCTTTACGATAATAGGCAATTTCTTTGGATAGATCGTCTATTGTGAGCTTTTGAGCTGCTATTATTTTTGCCGCTTTCTTCTTTTTAGATTTAAGCTGATTTATCTTATTGGATTGCCATTTCAAGAAGTCAGATAACCCAGTTTTCTTTGCTAGTTGTTCAATTCGTTTCAAACCTATTTCAACTTCTTCAATTCCTTTAATAGCTTCCCTATTATCCACCTTTAAGGTTATATCATAGTCTTTCATCTTATCTACTCTCCTTTGTATCTATAGGCACCCATGTTTGCATAAGTGGAATTTTAACTTTTAATGGGTTAAATTTTTTCTTATAACGCTCCTGTTGAGGTCCTTTTCGTGGTGTGCGAGTGTACCATCTAGGATAACCCACTTTATTACCGAAGCATGGTACATGACAGTATTGACCTCTAAATATGTGAAATGATTTATATATATCGACTGTTTCATTACATAGTGGACAGACAGGTACATATCCTTTCTTAATTAAGTTAGGGTAGCACTTTATGTCTTCACTTACCATTTTATCGCCTCTTACTTCGATAAATTTCCTAATATGTATTTTGCTTGTTGTATTCGTTCTTGGATTAGCATATATCCGGCGTTGTCTCTTGCATTCTTTGTTTTGTCTTTAATTTCTTGTATCTTTGTCATGGTATCGTCTATACACTTATCTATTGCTAATACATCTTGTCTATCCATCTTCGTCCACCTCTATCGTTTTTAAACTTTCTAGACTTTCAATTCTCACTATTAGTTTCCCAATTACCTTGTTCTGGATTAGTTGGGCTTTTTGAAGCCTGTCAATCTTATTGGACAGGCGTTCTATCTTATCAGCCATTTTAATTGTTCCTTTGGGTATATACCATTTCTATGAGTCGTTCTACGCTGTCTAATTTGCCTGATGCTTGAGCGTATAGCTGTTCACGGACTCCGTTGTCGTCGTCAGTCTTCATTTTGTTTATTTTGTTCCTTAATGTTACTATTGATTTTTTTATTTCATCTCGTTCTTTCATATTCATTTTTAAGTCCTCCTAATGTTTCCTGCTATATATTTGTCTATTTAATCTTATTGCACTTCCTAATCTCATTTCTAACTGTTCATATAGCTGTATTTGTGCCTTGTCGGTTTCAGTTGCCTTGGTTATCATTACTTTGTCTTTTGCTGCCATTAATAATACATCTATTGCATTATACTGGTCTTTACGCATTTATTTCCACCCCTCTATCTATATTCACTTTATGTTCTCTCCTGTTAATTTTGTTTGACTTGTAACATTCCGCATTCTATCTTTAATCACTTCACAATAATGTGGATCTTGTTCTATTAAAATACAGTTACGATTAAGATTATGACAGGCAACTCCTGTTGTACCACTACCTGCACAGTTATCTAATACTAAATCATTTTCATTAGTGTAGGTTTTTATTAGATATTCAAATAATGCAACTGGTTTTTGTGTAGGGTGTACTCCATTCTGTTTAGGTCTATCAAATCTCATTATTGATTTTGGATAACGATAATTTCCTTTACTTTCCTTATATTGTTGTTTTTCTTGTTGCCCTATAATTTGATTAAAGGATTTTCCAGTATCCCGTTTAGTCCATTTTGTATCTGATAGTTCCATTTGAGGATTATAATTTGGTAATTGTTTATAATAAATCAAAACATTTTCATGGGATTTTAAAGGCATTTTATCAGCACTAAAAAAGTTAGTTCCTTGTTCCTTTTCCCAAATAAGTTCATACCTAAAAAGATTTATATTTGAATTAATTAATCTTGAAGTAAATGGTTGTGATGCTGTTAATACAATGGCTCCATTATCTTTAATAATCCTTTCATATTCAGTCCATAAAGGTTCAAATGGTATGATTGTATCCCATTTACACGCTGTTGTACCGTATGGTAAATCACATAATATCATATCCACACTTTTATCTTCAATAGAGGGCATTAATTCTAAACAATCCCCTTCTAACAATTCCCATGACATTTACTCACCTTCCAATCCCTTAGATACACTACCCACACTATTAGTTAAAGGTTGTATGTATTGTTACAAACTCTTACCATAGCTTATAGCTGTATCCTTTATTTTCTCTATATCCTGATTTCGCATCTTTACCGACTCACGCTATTTAATTGTGCTAATAATGTTTTTGCTGTTACTATTGGTCGCATAACGGTATCCATAGCGTCTTTCATTCCAAGACTTACCTCTTTGTCCTTTTGAGCTATTAATCCATCTATTACATCGGTTATTAGTTGATCTAGTTCCACATATTCGTCTATTTCCATTTTTAACCAGCTCCAGTTAATATTCCTTTGTTTTTATATCTACCCGGATTTATTACTCCTTTGGACTCTATTTCATAGTAACCGCAGTGTTTACACTTATAAGTATAGCCTGTGGCTATATTCCATGTGGTAGCTATGAATTTACCGCATTTGCATTGATAAAGTCCTAATCTGGTCGGTTTTGCCATTTTTATCACCTATTTTCATTTCATCACTTCCCGTTTAATGCTTTGGCTCGGTTTTTACGGTCTTTATTGGCGTGGTCTCGACTACAATAGTGGTTACTGTACCGTTTTATCTGACTGTCTATTTTATAGAACTCGCGTCCACAATGGTCACATTGTACTATTCCCATCCTATCACCTCTTAAAAAACCATTTGACTTGTTTTATGAACCGTTGCCATCGTGTATCTGGAATAGAACGATATAAATGTATAGTTGCTCCCGGTGGAAGTTTTATACCGTATTTAGCAGCAGTTTCGGAATCGAACCATATTTCAACTTGACTATCCAATGCTTGGTTTATAGCATCCATATCCGGTTCAAATTCAATAGAAGGATCAACAGCTTTCATTCTTCTGTTAATTTCTTCTTTGGTTAGATTTTCTAATGGTTTTTCCATTTTTATCACTTGTTATGATCTTGTGTCCATACTCTAGCTCTGGCAAAGGCTGAACTCTGATTTGCACTGTCACCGTTTATGTATGGGAACATTGCAACCATTTCCTTCTTTCCTTTTACTTTATCGAGAACATAAACCGGTACGAAGTATGCGTCATAGTTAGTGGTGCATTTACCTTGTTCACCAGCCTCAAAGATTATTTTTTCCTTACCAAGTTCTAGTTCCACTATATGGTTTATTATTTCATTTTTATCGAATTTTTGGTACATATACTGATTGAAGTGTTGTTTTATTTCATTTGGGGTTACCGTTGGAGTTTGTTGTTTTGGTATTTCACTTATTAACCCTTCAAGCCTCTTTTTGTATGATGCTTGTATTCCTACTGTGCATTCTTCCAAACTCTTACCATAGCTTATAGCTGATGCTTTGGCGATATCTTCACAGTCTATTCTATAATTGCAGTCGTTATCGTCATAATTGAATCTGGCTTTTTCTACCCATCCTTCGCCTTCATTTGCTACTGAAACGACATAATAACCTTTGTCTAGTCCTAATCCACAGCTATCTTCTAGTAATTCCTTTTTTATTTGTACGTTTTTCATTTTTTCATCAACTCCGTAATATTCTTTTACTCGTATGCAAAAGTCTTCTAGTTCAGCCCATGTCTTATATACTGTCCTTAAATAGCTTATATCCCGTTGTGTCCATGGTATTCCCCACATTATCTTTTCAAAGTTTATAAATCCTCTGAATACTTCCATTTCGTCCTCTACGGAATATGTATCGTATAAGTCTCCACATCTGAATCTGAATCCTGTTGTTGGGTCGTGAATAGGATTTACTATGGTTCTACAGTTCTCATGTGGTGGCATATCCGTTTTCCAGTACCCATCAACTGATTGTTTATATAGTGGATTATCCGATGTAGTGGCTTTCGTCTTTCCGGATATAAATGCCTTTACCGTATTCAAAACCTTTATGATACCCATTTTTATATCCCTCCCGGTATTCGTCGCTTAATTCAGTCTTAGTATATAATTTGGCTTCTTTTGATTCTTTCGTTTCGTTTTTAAGTCTATATAGTTCTCCCTCTTTGTTTATAAGCTCCTGATATCGGGTTTCTGCTATTGGAATATTTTTAGTTATAAATAACACCCCACCATATCCTGCGTCCGTCTATGAGTTCCATTTCTAGATCGTGGAAGTTTTTATCCATTTTATGTACTTGTAAAACCTTAGCGTCTTTCAATTGCATCATATCTAATTCTCCATTCCTTACTAGACTTGTAAGTCTAGGATAATGGTTTTTAGGTATTTTTACATTTTTCATTTTATCAATTCTCCTAATTTCGTTAATGCTTCGTGTTGTTTTGTTAATCTACTATTTAGGTCTTCTATTTCTTTAAATTCATCTCCTTCTCTATCATAGTCATATTCCCAGTTTTCGGCTCTTTTAAGCCATTTCAATACTAGTTCTGTATCAGTTTCATTTATTCTCATCGTTTTTCACCTCAAAAAATATATAGGGATTTAAACCCTATTTACAATCCATATTTCCTTGCTGCGACTATACTTCCTATTACTGCTAGTATAGCGGTACCTAATGGTGCTATTGGTACTCCTGTATGTTGCATGGCTATTCCTGCTTTATTGAGTGGACTTGCTGGTGTGGTTATTGCTGTTGTATTGTTAGTTGTCTTGGTTGGTGTTGTTGTATTGGTTGTGGTCGTATTATTAACTGGTGGGAACGGTATACATTTTGATGTGATTTCTGTTGTGTTAAAGTAGGTATTAACTACATTTATGGTTGAATTGTTACTGTATACTGGTATAACGGTTGAATTGTTGCTGTTACTAACTTCTACGGATGGTACGGCTGTGAAAAAGATTAATTTCTGTTTACATTTACCTACATACGAATTGAAGTTAAATATAAGACTATTCACGGTTGTCTGGTAGAAGTCGGTTATTGTGGTCGTGTTTAGGTATGTATCTGTCGTATTGGTTGTTGTTTGTGTTGTAAAGAAAGATACAATGGTTGTTATGACTTTGGTACAAGTTTTGCCTACTATGGTTTGAATGGTTGTATTTTGTCCGGTTGGAGTAGTTATATTAGATGATGTACTTGTTGTTCCTACTAGGACGTTTGTTGAAGTATTTGATTCATATACTAATGTTTTAGTTGTACTTAATATCTCTTTATAGTTCACATCGGATACAATTGTACTGTTTGCTTGTGTACTGTTGATTAAAGCTAGAACTGCGGGGTCTGTTGGGTTTACATTGTTTGTAAAGTACCAGATTGCCTCTTGTAGATTTGCTCCTTCCTGTTTGGTCATATTTGATCGATAGTTATTCACTATGAGAAGCTTTACGCTATTGGATGCTGTAACTCCGCTTGTTCCATTTGTAACTCGTACACTATCCCCGAAATTGATGTACGTATACGCATCTACACACAAACCATTAACTTGGCTATGATTCTGGTCGTTTGTATAATTCTGCACACCCACATTCCCTACTGACTTATTGGCATCCATTCCTTGTAGTGTATTTGAATTTGCTGCAGATACAGCTCCTATTCCTAATCCTACTGTACTTAAAACCATTATAATTGCCATTACAATGGTTAATAGTTGTTTATTCATCTGTTCACCTCTTTTTCTATATATTTATGTTATTATAGCTCCAAATTGAGCTTTATAACTTTGAATTATTCTTAAATATTCTTTATTATGAGCCAAAGAACTCATTTAAGCGTTTTCCCGGACCGGGGAGCTCTTTACGCTTTATTGTATCATCGTACTTGCAGATACTCTCACCGTACTTGTTTATCCAACAACCACCCCAACAAAACTCATAATCCGGATAGTAATACGCTATGTATAGATCACCCTCTAAATCAAGCAGACCGACCAGATTCATATACCTAGTACGGTTTTTATGCTCAATCAATTTTCTTCTTCTCGTTTCTACTCCTTTATTCATTTCTAACACCTCTCCTTCCTTTTAAAATTTTAAAGACCGCTCCGTCCTGCTTTTTTTTTCTCGACGCTATGGTCTTTTTTTCCATTTTCAAGTCCTCTCCGTCGTTTTCCGACTATTGAAACTATCACTTTGGAGATAGTTCCTACCCGCCACCCTTTTTTTTTTTTTTAAGCTTTTTTTTCCAGCGAGTGCGAACTATCACGAATATGATAGTTTTGATAGTTTTTTTTTTTTTTTAAGACATCTCAGTCGATTGTTTGCTGTTCTCCTAATGTTCTGCGTCTTATATTTAAATATACGGCTTTAGATTTCCTTTCACCATTTTTAAGGGTTATATACCGATTACCTTTATCAAAACCTCCTTCTCGCATTGCCTTTGGAATTTGTATTAAACTTTTTAAAGCCTCCTCACTAATCCTTTTATCCTTATATGCTTTCTCAACCCACTGCATTACCTCCTCATTTACTTCTGATACTCTTATTTTACCGTGGTCTTGATAATCAAAACTATAAAGTTCTTCAATGGCCACACTAAGAGGATTTGACTTTAAACGGTGTTCTAATTTCATTTCAACCTCAATAGACTCCGTTGTAATACCTCCACCCTTTAAAGACCAATATCTAGTAATGGCTTCATGAACTAACCACTCCATACCTTTATTATCATACTCACCTAGTAATATATCACTTTGAAGTGTATCACGCCGATTTTTATACTTTATTTTGTTATCTGCATGGATTAAAAGTAACCGTCTGTTCCAACCTTCCCCTTGAACCGTTGGTAAAGTATTTCCGTTCGCAAAAAGTCTTGGAATTTGAGAACCGTTTAAAAGGATGTTACCTTCACCCTTCATCTCTATTGATAACCCATTTCCAGTTATAACACTATTTAAGTTACCTATATGTCTTAGGTCTCCATTATCTATATCATCATCTATATTAACATCCATATCAACAAGAGCGAGTAATATAAACCTTTCATTGGCTGCTATCTTACTGGTTGGCAATTGGGACGCTTTGAGGAGTCTTTGGATAATAGTTGTTAATGTACTCTTACCTGTTCCCGATGGTCCTGTAACTACGCATATCTTTCCTAGTCGATTTGTGCCCATGAATGCGTGTCCTACAATCTTAAACCAGAGGTCTTTATCCTTTGGGTGTGCTGGACTGTCTAATATATTATTAACTATTTTTTCAATTTCCAGACCGGGAGCATTAGCATCCCAATTGAACGGCAATTTCTGTTTAGGTACTTTTGTGAGTCTTCTTTTATCTGTATAGAACTCTTGAGTCTTTGTATTTAAAACACCATTCTTAAATTCAAGTAAATGGTAATCTCTTTTTATTTTTATCGTAAAAAACTCAAATACTCTATCACAGAGTTTTATATTGATTCTATTAGCACCAAATTCATCGTTACAGAATTGCATGATGTTTACCCAATCTATTTCATTAAATGAGCCATCTTCGTCCTGAACATAGAATTTGTGGATATATGGGTCGGTAAATATCATAAAGTGTTTTTCTAGATAACGGGCGAGTAACAATGCCGAAGGACTCTTTAAGTTATCTAATATAGTGTCAATTTTAAGTTTAAGGACATCAATATTCGATGCGGTAATTTGTTGAAGTTTCTGCTGGTCTTTTGGCGATAGATAGTTTTTAAGGTAATTCCAACCTTTTATATCCTTATCTTGTCTTGTATAAGTTTGCTCCATATTCGGTAATCGTTCACTTTTAAGAGCTTCATCTTTAGCAAAGACCTCACGGATTACCTTATCGGTTGTGTCTATCGGATATCCTTGCTTTTTTAAATATCCCGCTATACAACAACTGTAATTCTGACGTGTTCCCTCTTTGTAATACGGCTTCAATATACTTATAATTTCGTCTACAACTGTATTTTTGACATCCTTTATATGTCCTGCTTCTTCTAAGTTGTCTAATAGCATATTGAGTATATCATCTGCGTTATCTACCAACATAACTTCTTCTGGACTTTCAGCCATTTTACGGTAATATAATTTTTTCTTTCCTTCCCTATCCCATATCCAGTTTCCCACTACATATTTACCAGCGTTTCCTCTTATATTAGCTTGATAGTCGATATTTACATTGTGTGTTGCTCTCGGTTGTCCTGCTGATGGTTTTGTTTTACTTAATAGATATATATGTACTCCGCCTCGCGGTGTAGCGTTACTATATGTTTCTTGGAGTAATTTCATTGCATAGGTTTTTAATACTTTTACCGGTAAATCCTCCTCCGTTTTAGGACTGTCTAAGTCTATTACGACTAAATGGGCTTTTAATTCTGGTATTTCCGTACATATTATTCCTGTTGGGTACCGTTTATCATTAATTCCAGTATAATCCTTTGGTTTGATATCCCATTCTTTGTTTGACGCTTTTGGTTCTCTTCCTCGCTTTACTTGACTTTGTTTGGCTAATACAACGGTTGAGGCGAATTTGCGGACAATTCCTATTGGAATACGGTCTAATACTCCCGATTCTCCCATTTAGTCCGCCTCTTCGTCTTTAGTTTCTTGTGATTTGGGTACGCTTACTTTAAAGAGTGGTTCTTCGCCTGTTTCTTGTAGTTGTACTTGATAGTTCTTGAAAAATCCTCTGAATCCATTTTCTTTATTTATTTGATAAAATATTAATTCATCATTAATGCCTATATCTAAGATTAGGACATTATTAATCCTGTCACCATTCATTGAAGTGATATTAACTACTTTACCGATAAAATAAAGGTAATACTTCTGGTAATGTTTGATTCGCATTGTTTTCACCTCCAAAAAATGTGTAGGTAAGGTCTAACGACCTTTTACCTCTTTGTATTCCGTTTTATTCGGTTCATAGTCCGCGAGGTGTGGTTGCTTCCTTAGACTTTCTGTTGCTTTGCGTAGTCCCTCTTTCCGTAGAACCTTCTGTAAATGGTTCAATCGTTCTTGTTGTACGTTGGTGATCTTCTTTGGGTCTATCGCTTGTAGTTTCTTTATTTCGGTGTTGGCTTCTTCTGCTAGATACTCTTGTCGTATTTCTTCCGCTGCTTTCTCTATATCTGCTTCTGTACTGTCTGGTCCTAGTATGGTTTCATTTGGTATTTTTCTGGACTCTACTTGTTGATCGGGTACTGTGGTCGTTGCTGATAAATCTACTTTCTGTACTGGTTTTTTAGGTTTATTCATTTCCTTAATAGCGTCGTAATTGGCTTTGGCTTCTTCTTTGGATACATCTATTTTAAGTTTGTCTTTTGGCTTTGTTTCTGGTTCTGGTTCACTGTCTGCATCGTCTATGGCTTGTAGTTCTCCATCTGTATTTACTTCGGGATTTCCAGTTGATAAATCTCCTAATTCCACTATATGTTTCTTTTTATCTTTTGGTGGTAGTGTTACTTCGTCATGTTGGTATGGTTGAGCTTCTGTATCAAATTCGGAGTCTGTTTCGTGATTGACAGTCATTGCTATCTTTTTTGGATTTGGTACTTCTAAGACAGGTTGTCCTTTGCTTTGTCGTATATCGTTCGTTACCATTACTACTTCATCTATTTCAGCTTCTAATTCGTCCTCATCTCTCCAGTCACTATTAGTTACCTTCATTTGAACCCTACGCATAGCTTTGGATTCAGCGTCTCTAATAGCGATTGATTTAAAGGTGAGCATACGATTAAGCATTATTAATTGTCCTTCGGGACTTAATAGTGGTCGTCCGTAACTGTCGAATGGATTATTGACATCAGCGAATACCTTTGGTGGCTGTCCTTTCTCAACCCGTACTATATCCTTAGTGAGATACTGCATAGCTTTTTTTTCTACTTCCGTCTGAAAGTAATGAATGACCGTTGCTTCGACATACCATCCACTAGGAGCGGTTGCCCGTGCTATAACAATAGCACGTTCATTATTTTGGTCTGCAAAGACCACCCTGCTCCTGACTTTATTATCGTTAGCTACGGTCTGCATTTTCCATGCATCCGGCTCTTTCTTCCCATCCACAAAATAGAAACCACCACGTCTTTTAATTGGTGTTTCAATCAATTTAATCACTCTGCTTTCTGTTTGAAGACACGGTATACTTTCATTTCTGATTCACGACCGGGTATTGCTTTGGATTCGGTGAATACGATTAATACATTATCACCTACTTGCATATCTTCCATTTTGTTCTGTAACATCTTGTGAGTCGGTGTTTTCTTAGTTGAACCATCATCAAGTTGTACTGTCCAAATTGGTCCGGCTGGACGTTCTTCACCTGTATTCTGGTCTAAAAAGGTACTTTCAGCTTGGAAATCGACTATTTCACCTTCTAATGCTTCATTTATTTCCTCCGGCTTCCAATAGTCGCCACCGCTGCCTTCTTGCTCTTCATATTTACTCATATCTACCATATTTTACATCTCCTTCGTTTTACTTCTGTTTTTGCCAATTTGTATACTCTACATTGAATATACGGACTGCTTCGTCGTATGTTGCTTCTGCTGCATACGCAGCCAGTCGTAATTTGTCTGTTTGGTCTTTTACCCATTTATCTTGTTTACCGACTGTGGTATATCCTAGTGCCTTAAAATCGGTATTTTCGTACAGTTCTACTTCTGCTTTATTCCTAGCGATACGGGCTTCGCCCAACTTCTTATAGAAGAGTTTAATGCCCGCAGCTAGTCCTATCAAGTATCCTGCTTTACTAGCGGGTTCTTTGTCTGGTTCTGCTTCGTTCTTTTCCATCGTTCTCACCTCACATCAAGTCTTTTGTCAAATAAATGACTGTGATTATTCATAATCTGGTAAACTTAATATTAAACGGTTTGAATGATCTTCATCGAGATGTACCTTTATAATGTCTTGTTTCTTTAATTTCATGAGGTTTATCCATTCTTTAGGTACAGTCATGACGAAACTGCCGTTAATTTCCATTAAACTCATAAATTTATCTCTCATTTGTTTTTACCTCCCTATTAAGTTCATAGTAATAGTTTGTTTAATATCATTAATATACTTTTTCGATTTTGAAAAAAAAAAATAACCGTCCCAGAGTCGTGACTTGAGGTGATAATCAGTCATGGTTGAGCAGAACCAGATTTAAAGAAATCTAGGACGGTTATATCGACTCACAAGTCTTAAAATCCCTCCGAATACTAAGACCGTTCATAGTCTTTTATTTAGTTGAAACAGAGCGTATTTCCTACTGTTCCATTGAAGTTATACATACACATATTAGAACCGATACCAAGTCTCCCACTAGTGGCTTCAGCGGGATCTACAGTCTCTTCATGCGTTAATTCAAATCCTAATACTTTTAGTAATAGGAAATGTCCAGCATTTTTATCGGGTTTACCATCGGCTGAATTACAATCGACGTGCCCAATTTCGTATGTGTAGTGTATACCCATCGTTGCGAATGCCTTTATGACTTGTATTGTTAGATAGACATAATCTGCACAATTGAGTCCACCTTTGCGTATTCTAGGTATTGATACCGAAGGATTAGGATAACTCACACAGTTATAGTGAAAGTATACGCCAACCTTCCTAAGTAAGTTAATAAAGTCTGTTAAGTTCCCGATAGAACCCCCGAGGGTCGTTTCTAAGGTTCTTATCAATACTGGCTTTATAACAGTCGGATTGACCGTGGGTCTGATTGTCCAGACTCCCGGTGGTCTCAATCCATTATGCGATGCTCGATATGCCAATTCACGACTAAGCATATCTAGGAATCGTGTTTTAGTTACGCATTTACCTGTTTTTGTCGTTTGATCTAAATGGATTACAGCACTATTTGGGTACTTATTAAAGGCTGAATCCATGTCTAGGAATGTCGCTATTGGTATTTCTATTGATTGGCTTGATATATCTATATCTGTCGTATTACCACCTCTAAGTGTAGTTTAAATCAGTTAATGCTTGTTTTACATCCACAATAGCGGTTTTGACGTATTTACTTGTGGATTTTTCAAGTAAAGGTAGAGCTGTATTTAAATCTACTATTGCTTTACTTACTGCTGCCGGACAACCTGTAACTGGTGGATTAACAGGTACTGGTGCTGGTGTTGGCTGTCCGGTTACGGCTGCGTAATCTACATTCAATGCGTTTATATCTAGTCCATCTGGAGATACACCGGCTTTTAAAAATTCGGTACTGAATGCGAGCCACGTTTCGTCTATATACTTCTTAGCGAAGGCATAAGTCATTGGCTGGAGTTGTCCCCATGTTACACAGTATAAATAGTTTGAATCGTACGCTACGATAGGAATACCATGACCACCCTCAATTTTAGCTCCTGATACTACATCCCAAGGTTTTCCAGCATTAAACTGGGTCATTGCGGAGTCTGGGAACTGAATACCGGTATCTACGATACCAAATATACTAGCAACCTGTTTTATGAGTGTCATATTTGTCTGGTCTATACTGACGTAAGGTCCGATTTTATGTCTTGCACCCGTCCCATCAAGCATTCCAGTCTTCTGGTTGTACGCTAATGCGGTTATGAACTCTGTACCTTGGTCGCTATTAGGATCATCCGGGTTATAACCTGTAATTGCACTATAATCCTTAATAGTGTTAGCAGCGGAAAAGGGTGTCATTGTACTGCCCTCAGCAGTCCAAAGCATTGTCCTATGTCCGAGGTCTGCTATTACACAGTCTCCAACGGTATCATTTCCTAGCATACCCCACCCTTTGGTCGCTATTAAGTTTTGGTGTCCGTATATTATCGGTGGTGTCGGCAAACTAGTTGTAAGGTAATCTTCTAATTTAAGAGTTTCTGGTCGTTTAATGTATGGTTTCTTACCTAATTTTAATTCAATCATTTAATCACCTCGTTTTTATGCTCTGTATTGGTATTGAGAAGGTAGAATTGTTACATAGTCATTCAAGTTACTTCTCGTTACTCTATAGTTAATTGCCAGTCCGTTACAAGTTAGTTCTGGAGTATAACCGACTGTTATAATATCTCCAACTGTTGATCCTACATTTAAAGTTATGGCTCCGGTTGCGTAGTTTATACTGTAATCTGTCGTTTCCACTATTGGTAGTCCATTTCTGGTTATTGTTCGTAGTGGGTCGCATGGTGGGAACTTTAAATTGAATACTGTCTGTGCTGCGATGGCTGTGAAGGTTTGTGATTGATAATCACATCTTAATGGGAAATCGGATGCAGTTAAACCTTTTGCCCAGAGTGGATAATATTGGATTTTTAAAACACCCGCAGCTAGAGCAGAACCTAGAACTGTTACTAATCCTGTATTGTAATTAACTGTATAGTCTTTTGTTTCTTTCAATTCGGTTGCTGTTGTAGCACCTATGGTGAATACTGCATAACTCAATGGTTCTGCCGGTAAAGCAGATAACTGGAACGTCTGTTGTGCGGCATTCGTTGTGAAGTAATCTGTATTCATTTCAGACTTCATAACTTCTATACTAGTCGTAGTATTAGGATCTGCTGTATATGGTGCGTTTAATAGACTCCAAACGGTTAATCCTAGTGGCATTGTAGTTGGTGGATAATATATAGCAGAACGAAGGTATCCTACGGTCGCAGGTGTCGTTATTAAATTAACGACTATTTCGGATATTGATGGAGTAATCGCTGTATTAGTTGTATACAATGTGGCTCTAACATACGTTACATTACTATGAGTTCCACCCATAGTAGATGTCCAGCTATTAGCAGCATTTACGGTGTACCATGTCAGCATATCCGGTGATACTTCATATAATATACTTGTATTGGTTGGTTTTGAGTCTGTTGGTGTTATTGTGACTGAACTAACTGGATTGGATTTTATAGGCTTTAACCAGACCTGTTGTCCTGTTGTATAGGTTGTTGTTTCCGTTATGGTATTTACTATAAATCCCCAATCTGCGGGTTCACGCTGTCCTTCTGTATATGGTAATGCGGGAGACGCTCTTCCATGTTTTATCCATGTATTGCAGTTATCGTAACTTGTGTATATATTACCTCCTGAATAGACCGGTCCACAGTTAATACCCCAACCTCCAACTCCATAGTGGTTTGTATAGGTTGTAAATGGACTTCTTAGGACTAAGGCGATTTGTTGTCCGGCTGTTACTCTTATTGGGTGTTGTAGTGGGAATGATAATAGTTGGGTATCTACAAATGTCTTTGCTTTACCTGTTATTCGTGTATATATCGTTGTTCCGGGTTTTGCTGTCATTCCACTACCAGTAACATTTCTAAGCTCTAAATAGATGTCATCTTCGGCATTGACGTTCCCTTTGATTACCATTGATATATTATTAACTAATCCTCCTTGTCCCGGTAATATTGTTACAACGGCACATCTAGCAATACTAGGTATATTGGCAGTCCACGGATTGTTATAAGTTGGTGAAGTTACCCAGTAGGCTTTTGTTTCATCCCATCCGACTTCCCATGCCGCATTACATCCAAAGTTAGGTACTAGGTTGTCTGTTCGTACTGGACCGGCATATTCAGCAGCTACATTCTGTGTAGAACCATATACTGGCTTTAATGTGGCTATTGGTGTCGGTGATGCTCCTAAATCAATAAATGCTGATGTCATTACAGTATCTATACCGATTAATGTATTGAATAGTTGTGTATAGGATTGATTGACACTATTATCGAATGTATAGTTATTTTGTCCATTTAATATTAAACCATAACTTTTTTCGGTATCCATTACTGTTGGTACGAATATTTTGCATCGTTGAGGGTCTGTTTCTGTATTTAATGCATCGGTTTGGGTTTTAAGATACATTATACTTCGTGATATGTTTCTGAACTTATCTGTACTTCCATACTGTCCATCAACCCATGCATCTTCACCATTATCTGTAAATATGGCTTCTGACGGTGTTACCATTTTCTAGCCTCCTTTATGTACTTATAACCACCATATTATGAGTTGATGGATTTAAACCATCTGTGCAATGAATATAAGTTATATTAGCATTTGAATCATGCCAATAACTTCCCGGTTGAGTCTGAACGGTCGCTATACTGGTTTGTTTTAAATATCCATTCCCTGTATCTGTTTCAAGAATACCGTTACATAATACATTATCTGCCATTTGATAGACGTTACCACTAGTATTAGTCCAACCTACTACTGTTTTGGCTGTCATTATTCCAAAGATATACTGCATAACTATAGAACTTCCCGGTGGTACATTTAAAGCTCCGTTACTATGAACATTCCTCGCGAGCATTGAACCGGTTACTAGGTCATTGAATACTCCTATTTCGGTTGTTCCATTAATGAGTGCTGCTGCGAATGTTGCAGTAAATATTGCTTGGTATACTGTACTTGTTATAACTGAATTGGTTGTAGGTTCTCTGGCTGTTTCTGTAACAAGTGTGGTTTGGTTTAATAAAGGTACGGTTGTACCTGTTCCTACTGCTAATGATTCTACGAAGTTTGAGCCATTTGAAATATATCTATTAACAAACCATGTACGTCCGTTATTTGTAATTAAATTGTAATATTCTGGCGTGTTATATAAATAGTGGCGTATACCAGTCGGTAAATCGACTACAACTGTACCAAAATACTTTCCATAAATTCCTATCGTTTCTTTTGTTATCATCTCTTATCATCTCCTTATCTATTTAACGTGTCCTACATATCCCATTTTATGGGAGTACACTAATCAGTATTTGTTAATTTAATATATGAGAATTACGTTACAATTTAATCTAAGACCAGATAACCAGTTATTTGCTGTAAGATATGCGCTATATTCACTCCGTCTGGACTCCATTGGAAGTAAATACTCCATTACTGAATAACAGCATCTATTTGCCATTCTTCACCCGCTGGCGGTTGTATAATCATAATACCACTTGCTGGTATGTCTGGAGTCCTTGGACTGGCGTATACTCCATTAGTTCCGTCATTTACTACTATACCATTAAATTGAGCATAACATATACTGTTTCCTAAATTACCTATACATATATTATATTTGAGTTATTAAAGCATGATACATAGTTCCAGAAGGTAATCCGCTTCCTGCTGCCGCTATATCTACGCTACCAAGTTAGCTATGTTCATTCCTAATGAAGAGAGGTCCTTTATTTGGATTCCAATTATCTATCACTTATATTCGTCATTAACCATGTTTCACCGTTTGTTGGAGTTACTTGCTACCCCACCTGCTGGAATGGTAAATACTGAATTCTAGTATCTCCTATCGCCATTCAATTCACCTCGTGTCTTTAATTCCATTTTTAAAAAATATAAAAAGTTCCCCACGTATCAAACAGTTTTCCGGTCGTTAAATCACCATAAACAGGTGCTCCTAGTTGGGTATACATTATTTGACTTGTTAAATCAACCGGTCCGATAACTTCATCATTAGACAGTGCTATTATCTTATTAGCCAGATATGTATTTACCAAATCATATACAATAAGATTATCTTCATCGCCTCCTCCACTAACTGCCAAATCGTAGTTATCAGATACTATGCAGACCTCAACCGGCATTTCAATTTCCATATTAAATTTATCATAAGTTATTATAGTATCGCTACCGGCTGCTTCTGCTTCTGTAAAGGTGCATATTGCTAGTTTACTTATTCCGAGTGTTCTACTTAGTAATAATTCAACTTCATTAGATGATGGTGGTTTAATATTCGGTTTAATAGATTCTAATACCGCTGTGATGTCATAAACACAGGAGTTCCATTCACCCCACTTTTCAGTAAATGTAAGCCACTCTTGGGTCATAAGAAACTTAGCATTTGGTTCACTTGGACTGTTCACCTCGCTATACATTTTACTTGATTCTAAGGGATCTCCGGGAATTTCATTTCCCATAACGAATAGACTATGTCTCCTATTACTTATACTGGGATATACACCAAATAAACGGTAAAATTCGAGTTCAGCTAAACTTTTATCAAGTTTATTTTGCATTATTTCTTTAATCCGTTCTTTATAGGTATAATCCCATTCTAAAGTATCTGTAGTATTGTTATTGTATGTACGACTCACACAATAGGGTGGTGATGTTTGTGAGTATAATGTGGAGTCTGTTACTGCCTGATAGGTTCTACGAGGAATACCGTAGAATTTACCTATAACATCTATATCTGTATCCTTATCGTATATATCACCTTGTGGTATGTCATTTTCTGGAAAACCATTATAAAAAGTATGGTCATGCCAATCGGTTACTTCTAAGTAATATTTTTCATTAGATATTACCGCTGCGGTCCTACGAAACTCAGTACCTCTATATATATTCGTGCCTATTGGTATTTCCCCAGAATCAAATAAAATTACATCTGGTGAAGGTGTGGGACTTAAATATAGTATAATCCTTTTAATATCTAGTAAATGGACTTCAAACATTAAATTAAACTCATAATCTGATGTTTGATTACGATATAGTTGTAATGGTCGTTCTATATCCTTTGAGTTGTCTATTTTAACTCTTTGTGTATCTAAGTCCTTTAAAAAGTATGCAACTACAGAAGCAAACTTTAAATTATCAGTTCCAGTTTTAAAGTCGTAAAACATCGGATATTCGTCTATAAACTGTTGTAATATGGTTTTATTACTCATTATACCACCGATATACTTATTGCTCCAGCTTGTGCTTTTTGATTTGCTTCAATAGCTATTATCCCAGTATTTGGAGTTTGACCGATTGGAACGGGTACAGTAGCGTCTACTGGGTAGGTAACTACGAAGTTTTTCGCTTCTGGTACTTGTGTCTGGACATAAGAGTTAGCTAGGAACGGAATGAAGTCTTGTCCAATACCCATACCTATTTTAACTGTCCCATCTGCGTTATATCCTCCATTTATATAGGCGGTTAAATATTGTATTATATTGAGCTGTATTTGTTGTTCCTGTTCGAGTGTGTATGGTACTGTTTGGTCTAGTGAAACTTCCACTTCTTCTATAATATCAATTGGCACTAGTTCTACTCCGAATATACTTATATCTTCATCTACTTCGGCTACACTATTAATTGCTTCCGATACTAAGTTTATTACTGGTGTTATTGGCGGATCTACTATTATTTGTGTTGTGCCGTACCCACGCCACCACGGGTCTAGATTATAACCAGCTAAGGATGGTACACCCGCTAGTGCATCAGTAAAGGCATCATAATTTCCTTTACGGAGTGTAAATTTCCATACATATCCTCTAGTACGGTATGAGTTATCACTTTCTACATTTACTCCACCTGTATAGTTCAATAGGTTTGTAACCGTATCAATTTGGTCTAATGGACTTGTAATAGTATCTAAATCACCAGCTAAGATATTCCCTATCTGTCCAATACTATTACATTCAACAGGTATATCTATGGTACTAAAACCACTTCCTAGTATCATATCAGCGGTTGTTGTAAATCCCACCGGTACTGATCCGGAAGTTGAAACTACCGTACCTACCGGTATATCTATATCTAAACTCTTTGGTATGTTTACACCAAAAGTTGCCATACCAATAGCAAATGATGGAAGGTTACGGCTTAAAAATATCTTTAATTGATTATCTAATACATATCCGACAGCTTGGTCTATATCATTTTCTGAATGTACCTTTGTTAAGTCTGTAAAGACATAACTAATCATTTGACTGATTGCACTAAAATCTAAGACCATAGTATTCTCTATAGACTCATTATTAGCAACTTGAGCTAAAAAGGTACTATCATCGGATATTAAACCTTTACTTACAGCTAATGAGAGCATTTCAGTAAAAATATCAATATAGACTTTGGGTACGTAATTTGGACTAGTTATATCATAAACCATTTGATACAGCCTCCTGACTAATTTTAGATACTTCATCACTTATAGCGACAATAAGTGCTTCCACTACCCATCTTGAGGGGTTATTATCGCCTGTTGGGAAGTATTCAAACAGTTCAATGTCGTTTACTTCCAATGTACGATTCATATCCGTTAATGATTGTTCTACCTCTGATTTGATTCCTAGTTTATCTAGTGCAGTATTATTACCTTTAAGATAGAACCATGCCCTGTTTCCCCAATTCATGTATGTGGGATTGTTACTTAGTTCATTATACCACATACATAGTTTAAATCGTACTGCTGCCTGATAACTTGCTAGTCCTTCCACTATAACAAAATCATTGGACTGTACTACTCTATCGTAGATACCTTGTCCTGTAGATTCTAGTTGTATGTCCTTATGTAATGCTATAAATGTATCTGGTGGTGTTGTTATCTCTGCTAAGTCCCCACCGTCTCTATTCTCTTCGTAGAAGTCGTCTATATCCATCTTATCTCCTCTTTTAAAATTTATTTACTGGACTTGTAAGAACAGCATTTATGGCTCCATCGGTTGTCGGAGTGGTCGTATACATCGCAATCTGAATTGATGAGATGTTCTCTGCATAATTCAAGAATCCTGATACAAGAGACCTCCATATCCCTCCGGATGTTATATCTTTTATAGTTATATCACCTTCTACTATATTAAAACCACCTGTATCATTAGAATTAAAATGTTAATGCCCCATTTGTACTTAATTCTGCTCCAGATATACTAGTTGTTGTCACTGGCACTAATGCTATTTGAATACTTGTTATATCATTTGTACTTGCGTATATACCTGATGATACGAATTTAAAGATTGTACCACTTCCCCCACTTCGTCCTGTACCGGTGAAAGTAACCAATGTATAATCCCCACCTAATTTCATAATCTCCACTTGATAACAGATGGTTGCGGTAGTATTAGGCATTGCACCGGTTAAATTCATTGCTATCGTTAAACCCGATGTTACGACGTTTGATGTACCCGTAGAAGTATTAATTAAATAATTGTAATTTGAACCGGTATCTCCATTAAAACGTATCCATATATATGGTGCGGCTGAAACGGCGGCTGAACCGAACCATCCTCGTATGAAATATGATTTATTCTCTATCATCCCATTAGGAAGCCCATGTGTAGCGTCAAAAGTGAAACTTGCTGATGATGCTGTATATTTATATAAACTTATATCAGATGCTGGTCCTGCAGCTCCAGTTGCCCCAGTTATTCCCGTTAATCCCTGTATTCCTTGTGAACCTGTCGCTCCGGTTGCTCCTGTACTTCCCTGTGCTCCAACCTGTCCTGATATAGATATAGACCATGTTGCACTCGTACCAGACCCACCGACTGTGTCTACATTAACCGTTAAGGATGTTGTTGTATATGCTGTTATTATTCCTTCCATAAAGTTTGTAGGTGTTCCTGTTTGTGATATTATTACACGATTGCCAACAATAAACGCATTTGTACCTTGTGCTTGATTTACGGTAAAAACCTTTGAAGCTATTGCTATTGTTGTAGATGTAGTTGATGTTAATCCATTATATCCTAATCCGTTTGTACCATTGGTTCCCGGTGTCCCCGTAACTCCTTGTATACCTTGTGTTCCTGTTGCACCTGTAGCTCCTGTAGCTCCTGTTACACCTACTTGTCCGGTTAATGCAACTGCCCATAATGAGTAACTTGCAGAACCAACAACAATATCTACATTGAGTGTTATGCTTGAACCACTATATGAGGTTATTAAACCTTCCATAAACGATGTAGGTGCTGCTGATGCAAATACTCTTATACGACTCCCAACTACAAATGCGTTACTTCCACTTGCTTGATTTACTGTAATAGTCTGTGAACTTGGCGGTGTGACTGAACTAAGGTTTATTGTACTAGTGGATGTAAGACCGGCATATCCTAATCCATTTATTCCATTAGTACCGTTTATTCCGTTGGTTCCGGGTATTCCTTGCGATCCGGTAGCACCCGGTGGTCCTGTAGCCCCAGTTGGACCAGTTGGTCCACCGGGTCCAGTTGCACCGATTAAACCTTGTATACCTTGAGGTCCATCGTTTCCTTGTGGTCCGGGTGGTCCTTCGGGTCCAACTTCTCCCTCACCGTATGCTTCTCCGTTTATTTTTAATAGTGCTGTATTAATGTCTATTTCATTTTTTGATACATCAATTTCACTATTACCTATTTTAAGTGATTTTACAGTCGGAACTTTTGGTTCTAAGGCACCTTCATCACTCATATAAGTTAATCCTAATAGTACGGCACCATTACCTGTATAGTCACCTTTAACTGCTAATATGACTCCAACGACTTGAGTTGCTAGTTTAATATATTGTCTTCCCGTTTTTGCGTCGGTTAATATAGTACAGTCATCTAGTTCTAATCCTTCTGGTGCGACGTCATCTGTTATTAATTCGTCAAAGGATACTAGTATTTGGCATTCAAAACTTGGTACGGTTGTATCGTCTCTTAATTGGACTTCGGCGGTGTTTGTGTCAGTGAAATACTTTATTACATTTACCGGTTCTAATGTCAGCGATAGAGTGTCAAAGGATTGACCTTCACTATTTTCTACACCATAGTATTTTCGTCCGGCTGATTTTAGTCTGTAGTCTGTTTTTGTTACCATTTTATCACCCGAATGTTTTAAATACACTTGCTGCTACATGGCATCTGTTACTTCCGCCATGTGGAGCTGTGGGATTCGCATACTTAGCATAATCGTATTCTACCCATGTGCCTGTCGTATTGATTTGTATGAATCTATGTTCTCCACATTTCATTATACGGCATTTAATACCGGCTGCTGATAGTTTGGCGAATAGCCAGTAACTGTCAGCCCAACAATCTCCACGTCCTGTCGATTGGAGACACGCTGCGGCTGAACAGACACCCTGAACATCTCTAAATTTACCTTCTGCCTGCATTATTGCATCTAAACCTTTGGGGTCTGTGGAACTTGCTGTACTTGTCGTTGTTGCCGCTGTTGTAATTGTAGGACGGTATTCTAATAATGTTAAATCGGTGATAAATCCGTTGTTTAAATCGAATTTGTGGTCTACTTTGTCTATATAATAGGTATTGTCTATGTTATATTGTGGCGATGTAGTTTTTATCCATCTACATATAAAATATTCGGGATTGCCGATTAATGAGAGATCTATACTGAATTTGCTATCCCTCATTATCTTTGCTAATGTATTATCAGCGTATGCTTGTGCTTCAACTTCATTAAAGTTTGATTTGGTTATTTTAGTCACTTTAAGCTTTTTACCGGGACTTAATGGAGCTGTATATGTACTAAGTGATGAGTCTCCCCCACTGTCTGCGGTTGTATCAGTTCCGGCAGTTGTAGGTATAGGTGTCGTAATTGGTCCATATATCTCTTCTAAGACTGGTTCCATCGCTATTGCTTGTTTGGCTGCGTTTCCTTTACCATAGGTTACTATTACTTCATTCTGGATTGTTGTGTCGCCCTCTTTCATGTCTATTGTATCGTACATGATGTTTTTGGTCTCATCGCATTGGAGCGTGACTGTTTCTTTCTTTGGGACTGCCTGAACATAGCAAGTATCCATCCAAACAAAGACCTGCAAATCTGCAACTGCGACCTGTGTGAGTTCCATTAACATATCCCAATACGATTTAGAACTTTGGGTTGATGTTGATGTTGAATCTGCGGCACTTGAGTCTGTAACTGCGGGGTCTCCGCTTGAGGTACTTGGATCTGCCGAGGCGGTCGCTGCTCCGGATGTTGCTGATGCTCCTGAACATGGTTTAAGAGAACCATCCGCACCGGGAGGAGTAGTCTTACTTTTTCCGGTCATACAGTCATAGTCCGTACTACATTTACTACAAGTCCATTCATCGTATGATGCATTCTTTGGAGACCATTCAAGAGTTCCGGGTGTCTTACCTTTACAAGTTGTACTGTAACAATTGTTTTCCCATGATATATCACCGCTTTGTCCGTTTGGTGATGGTCCACCTCCCTGATGTGTACCTTGATGGTGAACACAACCAGCCGTATCTGCCGTTGCTGATGAACCTGATGTACTAGCACTCGTATAGCTTATAACGTCATCTTTTACGTCGCCGAATTTAATGTATGGTATTAACCCCGCTTGCTTAATAATAGCGGATATAATGGCTGACCTCTTCATATTACTATATGTAACCGTTGCCTTCACATCTAACATATATCCGTTATCATAGATGTTTAAAGTAATGACTTCTCCTTTTACTTCGGGTTCGCCTAGAACCCCGCTAATAAACTCTTTCACTATATTATGTGTTGGTGATTTCCATCCCGTTTTTAATAAAAACTGATAACCTTGTTTTAATGCCTGAAATTTGGCTTTATCGGTAATATCATAAAACATAGTTAAAGTACCGGTACCTGTGGACTGGTTTTCGTCTTTACTGAAGTCTAAGGCTTGTATTTGGAATACTGGTTGTATTGCTGTATTTTCTGGTTTTACCGTATCTGTTCCTAATGAAAATTCCAGAATTGGCTCACAACCTGCCGGTGGTGATAGTTCATCCCAACTAATCATTTATACTACCTCTTGTACCGCTATTTTAGTCTTCCAGACACCGGGACTCGCATCTATCGGTCCGTCGGTCATTTCAACTGTTGCATTGAATGAACCGATATATACGCAGATAAAAGGTACAACCTTATCATTTATACTTTCTAATTGATTTAATATATCCTCATTTGTTCCATATAAGGTTAAAGTACAGCTAAACTGCCTTAATTTTTGTGGACCAAAATACCATTTAGGTGGAGCGTTCACTAGTGGGTATTCCACTGGTGTCCTCCTTGTAAACATAGCGGGTAAATTAACATCTTGAGCAAAACCATAGACATTTCCTATCCTTACGGTATATTCTTGCGTATCTGTCATCTCTATTTCTCCTCACGGATTCTCATATATCTGTATTAATAAATCTTTCAAGTCTGCTTTACTCATATTACTTGCGTCGATGTGTATTGTCTCATTATGATTAACTACTCCACTTGTACTCGTACTACTATATGTAGAACCACCTGCACCGGCAGAACTTCCACCTGTTCCTATTCCTCCAAATCCAATATGAGCATTTGGTATTACTGCATTTAACTTGGCGATGTGTGGTAGTATCCTACTTACCTCATCAGGTACTGTACGACCTAATAATTGGAAGGCAGGCACTAACCCCGGACTACAGCCGACAATAGCACAAATGAATGATTTAATAGAAGTTAATGCTCCCATTAAATTCGTCGTGATGGACGTTACAATGGTCATAATAGCTGTAACTACGATTGTACCAAGTTGGGTAAACGCATTTCCAATATTACTTGCTATTGTTTGGATAAAACTCCACAAAGTAGTTAATACAGTGGTTATATCTGCTTGAACTGTTGTGAATGCGTTGATGATTGGTTGAAGGATTGTTAAAGCTGTAGCAAATAAACTCTTCATATCGTTCCAAACTACGTTAATAACATCCCAAGCCAAATTCATATACATTTGTATGTTCTGTGGTAATATACCGAAGTGGTTGAGTACCAAATTAATACCCTGTAATACTAACTGTCCCATTGCTAATATAAGACTACCAAAGTATCTTATAGGTATCATAGCAATATTTACCGCTGCTGATAACAATTTTAAAGCAGGTACTATACCGGGACTGCACCCAATAATCCAGCATATAAACTTCTGTGCCGCATTACCCGCTATTTGGAGGGCATTTGCAATCCATGTACCCGCTATATAGAAGTTCTGGAATACAAAGAGTAATAAATGTGCTGCGTATGTTAAACCACCGAATATTCCTGTAAGCCACCAAACAATCGCTCCAACATAATCAAATGACTTTCCAGCACTATTGGTTATCCCCATTGCTTTACCAACCATTGTAATGAAGTGTGATATCCATTGACCTGCATTGCCAAGGTCTGCCATTAATATAGTCATACCGTGTCCAACGGCTGTTAGAAGCCAAATCCAACCAGCCATGACTTGTGTTCCGGCTGCGGTTTTCATAAATGCGTCCCAACCAGCTTTAAGGTTCATTACAACCTTTATAATTCCACCGAGTGGTGTGAAGTTTAAGATTAAATTACCGATATCTGCTGCTCCAATCTTAATTATATTCCATAATCCGGATAGTAGGTTCTTAGTACCGTCTATAATTGGTCCCCACCAGCCGAAGTATGTTATAACTGCTGCTATTGCAATTCCAAGTAATATAAGCCAACCAATAGGTGTAGTAAATAAGAACGCCATAACTGCCGTGGTTGCAGCCCAAACTGCTCCTGCGAACGCCATTACTCCGCCAGAAGTACCTACCATCGTAACACCTAAATAGGTCGCTTCCATGTCGGTTGCTCCCATACCCATAGCTAAGGCTGTGAAATCGGGCATAAGCATTCCTATAGCTCCGCCTAATATACCCATTACTGTAGCGTCTGTTCCGAGTATACCAGCCAATGCTGCACTTATAGGTATCCAGACTGTCATTAATCCGGCGGCAACTAATATAAAACCAGTAAGTGTAACTATACCTAATCCTAATACTAATAGTGGTCCCGGAATCAATTGTACTCCATGTGCTATCCACCCAAGAGCATTGGCGAAAGCTCCGAGTATAGGAATAACAAGTGGTAATAAACTGTCCCCTATGGCGATTTGGAAGTTTTGCCAAGCCTGTTGTATCCTATCTATCATACCGGCGTATGACTCTTTGTATGCTTCGTTAGCCTGTGCACCACCTTTTTTAGCGACTGCGGCGGATAGTATTTGTGCTCTTTCGTCAGCCGTATCCGCTGCAAACTGTTGGGATGTAACACCTAAATCTGCTAGTGACAGTCCATAGGTTGCTAATGTCTTCGGTAATACCTTACCGGATAATATCATACGTTCAAATGCTGAACCAACAGAATCTACGGAATTACCTGTCATATAGGCGGATGCGGTAGTCGCTTCCTCTATGCTCTTCATAGTATCTTGGTTCTTAATACCAGCCAGAGCGAAATCATCGGATATACCCATAATCTCGACACGTCCACGTCCCGTATCAGAAACAACTTGATCTATTGTTCCTCCCCATTGTGCCATTACAGCGGACGTTTGACCGACTGTATCCCCTAATGCTACGGTAAAAGCAGTTTGCCTCTGTGTTTCATCTCCGGCTTGCTGTAAGGCATCCGTAACTTCCATATAAACACCAGCCAAGATGATGGCTCCGCCTGCTGCGGTAGCGAGTCCACCAACCATGTCGCCCAAAACTCCGGTGGAAATTGCAGCACCATCCGCTCCTGTCTGGACTAATCCCATATCCCTTGCTATCTGTAGCAATGGACCTGATAGTTGGTTATCTCCTAGAAATCTAAAAATAACGTCATCAAGTGTTGGCATCTCTTTCTAGCTCCTCTAATTTCTCGGCTTCTTCTATTTCATGCATTATTATACGGTAGTATCTTCTCCACATTATAACTCCATCTGGCGTATATTTCTTTGCTACGACTTCGCTCGGCCATATACTTAATTTCTCAGCTATACGACCTATTATTTCGCCTTCAATCGTTTCCACTAGGTCGAAATAGCTTGAAACGTGTTTCTGTGTTTAATCCTAGACAATGGGACACTTCATTCGATAGGAATATTTTAAAGGTGAATGGTTGTGTTTCCCAGAACTCCAACCGTTTTGCGACCTTCTCATCTTCCTGTAATGGTCGTGTAACTTCTAATTGTGTTTCTGGGTCTTTTACGGTTACTTCTATATCATCATAAGTTGGCGGGGTTACAAACTGGCTTAGGATACTATGAGCCATTGATAGACTAGCTTTTGCCATTTCGGCGTTAGTTCCACTATCTATTTTATCTATTAATCCTGTTTCACGACTTGTTAGTTCTATACCTTTACTACGTTTCATTACAGCGTTCCTAGTAGCTGTATCCATGTCTGTGAATACATCAGAGTCTACATTAAGATTAGAAAAGTCATCTCCCGGCTGTAATGGTCTAACATTGAAAGTTATTAACGCTCCATCGTGAACGATCTGTACTTGTTTTTCTTCGTTTTTAAAGTGATTCAAGAAGTCCTGTTCACTTCTTATTACTTCCTTGAATTTATCGGTTGATTCAACCAAATCTAAGTCATCTTGAGGTTTTTTATATTTCTCATAAAATTCACGTGCCTCTGCGTCTATTGCTTCTCGATCTTCCGGATTATTTGGGTTTAAATCTGGATTGGGTATAAATCCTAGGTTTGGTTTCTCCTCATCCACTATATATAAGTCCTTTTCCGGTATTTCTTTTACTTTTGCTTCTATTTCTTCCCTTGTCATCACATGGTCATCTACTTTTACTTCTACCTGTGGTTTAGGTCCTTTATTCCTTCTTGGGTCTCTGCTCATCTTCTCATCTCCATCTACTCTATTTAATTCATTTTAAAAAATAAAAAAATAAATATAGTCTACCGTAGACTATATTCTTTTATTTAGACATAACTAGCCAGTAAAGGTTCAGTATTGTCAGCGGTTCCATTACAAGTCAGTTGAACTGCTTTGAAAGAACCAAAGTCTCTTTTACGATCCACTACTGAACATCCATCAGTACGTTCTAATTGTCTGAATACTCCTGATGTGTCTTCTCCGAACCAACTAATAGTGAATGTGAATCCGGCACGACATTGGTAAGCTAATAAGTTCAGACTAAGGTGATCCATTGGATTTGTGAGCTTCCATGTTACCGTTCGTTCCCCTAGTGTCTCTGATAATCTGTCATGACTTCCGCCGTGAAATTCGTTGCTTGACTTCATCTGGTCGTCTATTTCTCCACCATCGCAATAGATTGGCGGTAGACCGGTGGCTGTTATTTTTGCTAATACATAAGGTGTTTTAACCATTTCTAATCATCTCCTGTCTTATTGGTTCCATGCTGCCATTCTTGCGGTATCAATAGCAACTGCGGCGGGTGCATATATGTCGCTCTGTATGTCTATGAAGTATTCTGCGTTTACTGGTCTAATACCTCTTAATAGGTGTATCATATTTGCATCATCGACATCTGGTATACAGTCTACATAATACCCGGGGTCAGAGGGTGCTGCTGTCTGTGGGTTGATTGAACCGATGGCTACTTGTCCAACGAAGAAACTGGTTACGGCTGATATTAAATGCTGTTGTGATGTTTCGGTGTTATTGTTTTTAAGCTCGGCTTGTGCTATTAAATCGGTTGCACCCCATTGATAGTCTACATTTCTTCTGACGTGTGAATATGTGTCTAGTCCTCTATTTCCGTCTGCATCGTATGTGTGTGCTGTACTTATACTAACGACCGGTGTTGCAGTATCTACTAGTGATGGGTCTCTACTTGGTGTCTTGTAATCACAGACTATTCCAGCTTCTAGGAAACTGTTTAAATCTGCGTATGAGTATTCATTTATAGCGGAACTTGGTATACTTCTGTATGGTGATTGAGATGGTTCGATATAATATGGAGTACAAGCCATATCTGCGGCGTATGCTGCCTGTATTGCTTCGTTTTCATGGATTATAACCCTATTATCTCTAACATAGGTTGGATTAGTAATCTTTGTAACTGCACATTTATCTGCTACATCTAATGTAGGATCTAAGGTATATACAGCCTGTCTGTAATCATTCTGTTCCTCTAATGTCTCTAATCTCGCTCCCATTGCTACCATGTGGCTTACATAGTTAGTGACGTTGTAATTGGAAAGATAAACCTCAAAGTTTATATCTCGCTTAATTTCACTATTAACGGCTGCCGTCTCGTAATCGCCTTTGGTTGGGTTTGGTCCCATGTTAATTGCGTATATCTTACTTATGGTTGGACTTTGGAAGTTTTGGTACTTTGAGCCTTCTAGGAATGCGTTATAGATACCTTGAAGTAGTATATTGTCATCAGTTAATGGTCCTAATGTATTTAAAGCATCAAAATAGCTATAAAATACATTGATTTCATTTAAGTCTTGTGCTTCTGGCGATTCACCCATCATTAAGAGTACATCGCTGCCTCCTTGTCCTGTGGCGGGAAAACCGGTAATTTGAAATTCATTGTTGGTCATATATGGTATTTCTGTCATTTGAATCCTCCTTATAGTTTAATTCAGTCTGCCTCGTAGTTTGCTAGTAATTCATTGAATTTGCTTAGTGTCATCAAGGCTTTCTGTCTAGCAGGCGGTTTTACCTTCTCTGAATTGAAATCTGCCTGTTTCCCGGCGGATGCAAAGACTCCGGCTACTTTCCATACCGGAACGTCCACAACTGCTTCTATTTCACTTAAAGTAAGTATCTCTTCATCAACTTCTTTCTTTGGGTCATCTTTGACCTTATCTGGTTCCTTCTCAATCTTAAATTCTTTTATATCTTCTTTAACTATATTAACACCTCCATAATCATATTTTATGAGTTATTAATCTTTTTAGGTAATAAAATCTCAACCTCCGAACTAGTATCTATAGCACATAACGGATTCACTGGTACTTCATTAACGATTGTAACCTCAAAATCAATCGGTAAAACTGAATGATAGGTTTCTGGTATCGTACTAAGATCATCTACGTTTTGTTCGCTCCTTACCGCTATTAAGAAGATGTTTATATTTCCGGGATCGAAATAAGTTGCCGGTCCTCTATAATTGGGGTCTTCTGCGTCGGTTATATTTGCGAATGGACATTTGCCTTGTATTCCGTATGCATTTTTGTTTGTTATTGCATCACATGGATTCTTTGTCGTTGAACATACCGTTGTGGGTGTGTCATAGTTCATACAATATTTATAGTTGAACATAACGGCTTCCGCTATGATTTCCATTATCTGTTTAATGACATTATCTCTTTCAGAACTTGTATTTGCCCATATATGAATATCTATACTTGCTTTCTGGTCTCGACGACGTTGTAATTTCTGAACATAAAGTTCATCTGGATTTGTTGGGTCATAGTACGGATGGTCTTCTGGCAATGGTTCACTGACATCAAACACCTTAGTATTGTCTTCTGCGACACCTCCACGCTCTACTAGATTGATGCAGTCTAATGTAGGTAGTGGGGGTTCTTCTGTGATTACTTCTATGGGTGTATTGTTTATTAGGATTTTGCCGTCTAGTATATTGACTAGTGCGTATGTCATTGGATTTATATTAACTATTTGAACTATTTGAGCCACCTCCACCGCCTTTTATAAACTTATCCCCCGCATTCTTCACTATCTTATCGTATGCTCCTGATGTAACCATTAGGTCTAAGGCTCTTTGTGGATAGTCATTTCCACTGACAAAACTAACTCCGACTCTTTTACCCATATAGGTAGGTGATGATGTACTGTGTGATGCACCACTTCTTGTACGGTGTCCGAATACTACATAGAACCAATAATAGACACTACAATAAACTTCGGCAGCATCTGTTCCTGATGTACGTGTATCGTGACCTCTTTGCATTGTGCCTGTAACTACTGGCATTCCTTGGGGTGCTGGAAGATTCATGTTATGTAAGCACTCATGAGCCAAACCTAAGGCAATATAGGCAGCCATTCCATCAATTTCTGATGTGAAGTGTGCTATATCTGCAATGGGAGCAGCCATATCGAAACTCATACTCATTAATCCACCGGACATAATTATCGCTCCTTTACCAAATCAACCATCACACCGGGAAGTAATTGTCTTATAAAACTTCCTTCTACCCTGAAAAATCCTGTATATCCAGCGATCTGAACTTTATATAAACGGCTTGTATCAACGGTTGAGGGAAGTTCAAGTTTGTATTTGGTTTGTTGGATTGGACCATACGTGGTATTAGTATATGATGGACGCTTCTCTTCCAGATTACCTTTTACTGACGTTACAAGATTTGGACATTTCAAAGGACGGTCATAATCATCAGTTCCACATATAGTGGCATCTTTGACTTCCTCATAGATATCTACATCCACTAATCCTAGTAAAACCATTTTAAACCACTCCTAATCATAGTTGTTCCATTCTTAAAATTGTCATGTTCTGTATCCTACCTTCTATATCAAGCATGAATTTCTTTTCTGATGATATTTGAATGGTTGAACCTGCCTCTGTTATCTGTGAGATGAAGCCGGGATATGGTGAGAGGTTATACTTTACGCATATCATCACAATGTCTAAAACAAGTCTTGTAACGGATGGTTGAACTGGATCGTACCCTGCCGTATAATTCATTATAACGTCATAAGTTTCTCTGAATCCAGCTTGGCGTATTCTATAATCTGTTTCAAAGTAAACAATTCCATGATTCATATCTATTTTATAATCTGATGGATCTACAAGAGTTTTGTTTACATATATACTCTCAACGGATAGTAATGGCCAATATTTAGTTACAAATTTACTGCCACTATTATCGTATTTAGTATCTGCCTTGCTTTGTGAATCGAATACTCTGCCTGTTTCGCCTTCTAGAAAGTCTTGTGTAAATGTCAGTAAATCGTTTATATCCGCGTCTGTGTAGTTATCTAAGTTAATATTCCTTAAACGTGCTATGTTTCTTACGGCTTCTTTTGTTGCTAGTGTCATGGTGCATCTCCCGGTATTGGTATGCCTGCCATATTGATTAGTTTGTATTCGTATTGTTCTGTTTTTTGTTCTGTTGTATTATAGAGGTATGTTACTGTTACTATTCGGATTTCGTAGTAATAGTTAGGATTTATAATTGTATTGTCTTCGGCGGTCAGTAATAGGTTTATACTAGTAACTGGAATAGTGACTGTCTTCTTTTTGGTGACAGAATCTTCATCTATCACTAATGGGGTGGATTCTTTAACAAGTGTATTACTAAAGAAATCTGAGATAGTATAACTACCAGAATCTGGTTGTATAGGTTCTCCTGCTTCATTAGTAAAATTGATTGGATATAAGAATGCCGAATTTCCATTCACACTATCCATTGCTAAACATCTCCATTTAAACCTTTTTAGTTCTTTTACGTTTCGGTTTATCCGGTTGTGGAGTTTCTACATCTTTAACTACATATTCGGGTGTTCTTATTTCCCTTGCTTCATCATCGGATACGGTTGCTTTCCCATTTATAAATTCAACCTCTTTAGTACCTAATCTAAGTACATGATGAGCTTTTTTATCCTTTATAAATAATTCTTTCATAATTATCTTCTCCCTAAAAAGAATATAAGAAGGTATTATACCTTCTTATGCTGCATAGAGTACAAAGCCGGTATTTGCAGACTGGTCAGTCTTGAATATTATCCTTTTAGCATCTACACCCACTATATAATCAGTTCCTTCTGTTAGGACTGCGGGAGTATTTACACTGGCTGCTGCTAATGCTGCCATCACAATCTGCGGTGATGTGGTTATTACTGATGCATTGTCGTAGTCTGTGGCTAATGGTACATTTCCGAGTACAGAAGTATTGGCTGCGAGGAATCTGACTATATTATCGACATATAGGTTGAATACTTTGGCTGCGTGTCTTCTGAATCCATATCCGATTACATCAGAACAAGTTACTGCTCCTTTAGCTATTTCTATCCATGTCCAGACACCGGGTGTTATTGCCGGTAAGTTGATGTACTGTAATCCGCCTGTTGTAGCATTGATTACGAATTGGACATCTCCAGCGGATAACTGGGTATCTGAGAATACCCACATTCCAAAGGTGTCAGATGAATGCCAATCAGCCGATACTATGGTTCTCATGACCGTTGATGTTAAAGCAGCGGCAGTTGTGAGACTTTGAATTAAATTGGCTCCTGTTCCTTCCCTAAACATAGCGGTTGTCAGCGAGTTCGTGAATATTGTTGGGTCGCTTATTGTAGCCATATTTTTAGCATCGCAGGCATCTATCTGGGCATAGTTAGTGTTTGCTTTACCTACGATGGCTTCTAGTTTAATGTATCCTCCAGCTACAAGCTTACGCATTATAGTTCCTAATCCTGCTTTCCTTGCGGCTGGAGTTTCGTTATTAAGTTGTGATACTTGTAAGTTAGTTAGTTGTGTCATATTTTAACAATCCTCCTTTAAGCTATGTTGTAAAGACGTGCCTGCCATGTTTGTGCTCTGCAATAGAAAGTCTGGAAACTGGCTAGTACGGTTGAGGTACTTAGTTTTGTTTTAGCGAGTGGAATTGTAGTTGGGTTCATTAAAACACGATTCTGTAAAACTGTTTCATCAAGTACATAAAGTTCCCTCTGATTAGCATTGTTCGGTACAGAGTAATCTACCACTATTGGGATATCCTGACCGTTTGGTGCTCTGAATGCGGTAACATTTATACCTGTTACGAGTTCAGTTACATTTACATCACGGATACCGGGATATAATTCGTCTTCTAGTTCAGCAGATACTTCTGGAGTTGTTAATATAGCGGTTGGTGTTCCACCGGCTCTTAATATAGTGTTACAAGCAGTTCGTAGGTCAGTACGGCTTACGGTCTGTGCGTTCATATTTGTAGTGTTTGTAGTTATTATGTTGGTTAAACCGTCCCATGCGTTTGCACCGGCTGTACCCTGTATGATTTGTCTACCTGCCATGTAGGCGTGGTCTATCATTCCGTCTGCGATTTCCTGAGCGTATATGTCGGTTACATCTTGAGCACCGAGTTGTGCGAGGTCACTTATCTCTATTGGTGTCACTATGGTTTTCATTAGAGCTGTGTATGCTTGCCATGTACTGTCTGTTGTACCGGGTATATTATCGGTTTCTCCTATGAATGAGGTTGCTCCACCTGTCTCTTTACGTCTGTATGCGACAATTGAACTCCTAGCAGGTGTAACCTGATTAATGGCTCTTAATCGTGCCATAAAAGGAGCTTTCTTTACTAACATACTTAATATTTCTGCATCATATTCTATTGGCTGTAAGTCTCCAGCAGAACCATCAGCAGTTGTAATTGCTTTCTGTAATTCTTCTACTTGAGCACTGGAAGCAAAATAGCTGTCCATTGCTTGTCTTAATGTCTGTGCTTCTGTCATTTTTATTCACTCCTTATGTTGCCATTTTGAAGGAATTTGCCTGTTTTGCGAGTTTCTCTGCTGCTTCTCTGACCGATATGGTCTTTTTATTAGCAACAACCTCTTCAAACTTACCTTCTGGACCATCTTTACGACTGTGAGGTCTTCCTTTGGCAATAGCGTTTAATACATCACTTGCAATGGTATTTACAGTATCTTTATACGCTTTCTGTTGAGGATCGTCCTTTTCCTCTTCTTCGGGTTCACCTTTAATTTCTTTGATAACACGTCCCATAACTTCATCTGCTATTGCTTTAGCATCTATAATTGGTTCTGCTGTCTTACCGAGTTTGGCTCCGCATTTAGAACAGAATTTATCAGATGGTGTGTTCATTTGACCACATTCTGGGCATTTAACAGTAAGTTCATCTGCATTTTCTGTATCTGCTTTATTAAGCTCTGTTACCATATCTTTTACTAATTCTTTGTTGGAATCTGCTATAACAGTACCAACGGCTGTTGTTATTGCATCTAAGTCTTTTTGTTCGATTGCCATAATATTATCCTCCAATTTACCCTTTTTATCCATATCTTTTACTTTGTCTTTAATAGGACTATATCCTTTAAAGTATTTACTATCTACACTTTTAAAAATCTGTTTACATATATTGCCGGGACAACCTGCCGTTTTACCTTCATTGCCGGTATAATCACTTAAACCCACCGTTCCTAATGTATCGCCGAGTGCTGGTATCGGTGTTAGACTAACCTCGAATAATAGGACGTCCTTTATTACTCTTATAGTGTCTTCCCAGTCGAAATCCTTAATCATGCCTCCTATACTTAAACCTAATTGAATGCCGTCATCTAACAGTTCTAATACTTTGCTTTCCATTGATTTCAATACACGGAAAACTGGCTGAAATATATCCGGTCCTTTGTCTTTAACTGCCACTATCTTACCAAATACACTATTTAAGTCGTATTGGTGTCCGTCAAATCCTGTCAATCCTTTTACGGCTTGTTCATTCATTGAGGCGATGGCTGTTGTATCCATTCTGTCATCTTCATAGTCTATATTCGTGTTACTTGCCATACCGTCGATATAAAGACGACCGTCTTCGCCACGGTACGCTTTAGAGTCCATTTTTACAATGAACTTGAATTTCTTATTTATATAGTCGTCCATACGTTTATATACCTCCATATCATTTTTTAATAATCGTGAGTCATTTTTGTTTATCCTGTCTTATAAGTACATCGTCGCCTTTATAGTATAAGAACAGTCCAATTATTAGTGGGAATATTCCACGGACAAACAATAATACTGCTTCATGTTTATCTCCAGTTATCTGTCCGTAATATGCTAAAACACCTTCTAATAGTATCGTAGTTCCCCATCCCATGAATAATAGACCGATAAACCGAAAGTCCAATCTAAGGTTTTTTAATTGTTTAAACATCGTTATAACCACCCAAGACTTATAGCAAGTCCTACAAGTATTGCTGTAATTGGTATAGTGAAACCTACGACTTTTAAGATAGTATCTCGCCTTGTATCACTCTTATGTTCCCTTCTTACATCAAAGTCTTCTTCATCCTTCTTCAATTTCTGCCTTTTCTTTTATATCCTTTAATTGACCCAATGCATCATTATATTCTGTTTCAAGGTTAGTAATCTGTCTTCCTATTCGCAATATACGTCTAGCCATTTGTAATGCGTCTTCTGCTAATTCATCTGCGAATATGCCTCTATTATAACTATCTCTCTCTACTCTGTTGATCCTTTCACTATCTGACTTACATTCATTACCTTTTGAACCATTAACTGCTTCCTGTATATCCTGTTTACGTGTACGCTTGTCTATGGTATCCCTTTTATGTTGTACCATCTCTTCATCGGTTAAATCATCATTCGCCAATGTAACCACCCCCAATATTACCTTATCATCTTGACATCACCGGGTTCGCTTACAAACCTTTTTAAAGCTTTTTTATACGCTGCTTTCTCCTTTGGAGTCATATCTTCTGGTTTGATTTTAATTTTATCCTGTTCTGACATTAATTGCCTCCTTTGCCTTCACACCTTCTATACTACCGGCTGTTTGTACTATTGACTTGAATTGGAATACTCTAGGGATATATTGACCAAGATAAAGTAACGGTTCTAATCCAATATTATGGGACTTCTTATCTAATCCTATAAAAGAACCTTCGGCTGTCATATTCATTATAGCATTTGTTAATGGTTTGAATCCGGGTGTTAATACATAGAATGCTTTTAATAGGTCTGGTTCCTTATCATCATAGACTATAACAATTTTAATACCTTGTGGTGTAAATTTAATATAGTGTATCATTATTCTTCCTCCGCAGTTACCACACGCTTAGCAGCCACCAATCGTCTCTCTATATCATCAACTAAGACTTCATCAAAACGGTCTTGTCTTGATTCTATCTCATCACGTGCTATTGGGTCTATACCCATTTCTTCAAAGTCCATTAGTCTTATACTTACTAATGTATCGTGATAATTTTTATCTAACCATTCTTCTATCTCTTCACTAGGCAGTGCGGGGTCTAATTCACCATCTCTAACAGCTTGTGTTATGATTTCCATTCCAAATTCGGACCTAACATCCTTTTCCCCACCGCTCATACTATCATCTATGTTAAATAGTTTTCCTGAATCGTCTACAAGATAATTACCGAGGTGTCCGTCTTGGTTTCCAATTAATACGTCTTTAAAGTACATTTTTGCCATATCTTCCTTCATACTGGCGGTTAATGGTATATTTTCTTCTTCACTTTTTAAGCCGGGACGTAAGAACCCAAATTTCTCTACAAAGGTTTGTGTATCTGGTATTTTACTTGTAATCAGTACATTGGACTCTAATCCTTCTACAAACTGATTTTTCTTTACAATTTTTTCCATTTCTTCTACTATTTTTGGGTTTGTCTCTTTAAACGTGTCTAAATCTACTAAATCCATTTCTTTAGGTGTCCCTACATCTAATGCATCTGATATTGCTTTTCCTGCCCATTCATAGGCACCTTCGTCTGGTGATACACTTTTTGCTACCCATTCTCTTCCGTATTGGTCTGAATAGAATATAGGATTGTTTAAAGACCCTTCAGAGCTGCCATCTATCGCAGTCATTTTTGGAATATTAGTTCCAACCGATTCGCCGACAGGTGCTGGTATAACCTCAGTTTCCACTTTAGGTGATGGTATATCCGGTAAACGTACAACCTGTATTGTATGTGCATCATTATCTATTCCTACGACTTGATAAGTTCCGCCACGACTTAATACAAGTTCTGCTTCGCCATTATCTATTTCACGGAACTCATCTGGACTTTCAATATAATCAACCGGTATAGCCTCTGTTCCTTTTGGTACTACTATTTCTGCCTTGTAAACAGTATCAGGGTCATATTCTAATCCTTTAAGTGCTGTTTCGTATCCATCTTCCGATAGACTTGTAGATACGAACCCAGCATCGTTAAATTCACTTCCAACCTTTAAATAATTGCTCTTAACAAAATTATCACTATATACACGATATACAGATACATCACTCTCTGTTTTAGAGTCCGACATCAATTGGTCGATTGCTTGAATGCTGTAATTGTAATGTTCTACGTCTATAGCCGTATTTCCACTTGCATCAGCATATCCAGTAGGGTCTCGTAATAACCAATTAATCTCTCGGTATTCACTACTAGTATACTCATCAAGGGCTGTAATAGGGTCATTCATCTCAATGTCCATGTCTGCATTTGCCATTACTTCTTTTAAGTGGTCAGAGATTAAATGATTATCTGCCCATTCATAAGCATCTTCTGTTTCATAGGGTACTTTTAAGTCGGGTATATTTTCCACTATTTTAGCGGGTGCTGATATAGGTTCTGTTGGTTTTGTTGGTTCTTTAAAGGCGGTTTCTGCTTTGTCCATTAATTCTTTATTCTCTGCTGGTGTGTTAGATGCTATTGCATCGTCACTGTAGTCGGCTGGACTTAAACCGGCTGATTCCATCGCATCACCAGTAACTGGTGTCGGTATACCGGTTACTAGATTGGCGATACTATCTGGATCGGTTGGTCCATTATCCGAACCTACATCACCAGTTTGTGCCTGTTCACCCATAACACTACTAGGTGCAATATTACAGCAACAGTCAGGATGTGCAGGATAATCTGGCAGGTCTTCTGCCGCATAAGGCGAACCAGCGGCATTGTCTTCACAATCACCGCATTCGTTTTCGTTTCCGCTATCCATCCAGTCAAAGGAAGTCACACCTTGCTGTTGCAATGCTATGACGTTTCCTTGCATACTGGCACGGGCAGTCTCGGTACGAGCGATAAGCATACTGCGTTCTGGAACAGATAACATCCGTCCACCCGCTTGTATAGGGTTTATTCCGAGGTCAGCGATTGCCTTTGCGAGTGTAGGCATATCATCGCCTCTTAATTTGGCTGCAAAGACTTCATCACCTATTGATCGACGTAGGTCGTCGGTCATATTCTTTATTAATCCAAAGTTGTATTCACGGGTAAAGGATATTGCTTGGAAGTCCGCTGGACTAAAGAATTTGTTTATGTCTGATTCTTTAAATCCCTCTGCCTTTCCGGCGAGGTATATGTCTCCTATTAATCCAGAGGCATCATGTGTTCCACTATTTAATATCTCATCATAGTGGGGTTCTAATGCGGTTACAAAGTCATAGCGGTCTTGACCTGCTTTTGCAGCGTCGTCTACTGCTTGTTTTGTTATATTGATATGTTCATTTGCTATGTTATTTAATATGGTTTCGTATGCTTGTCCTGATATGGCTAAGTCTGGAGCAATATTGTTTAGGTTCTGATTGCCTTGAGGGTCGTCCTTCATCATCTCTATTTCGACTGCATTGATTAGAGCAGGGTCAATAACGGAGAATAGCCAGTCTTTATTTATGAGGGCAAAACCCGGCGGGATTGCTTTCTGGGACTCACCGCCACAGTTCGGGCATTCATTATTATGGACTTTGTTACTCATATTCTGGAACCATTTTTATTTAATGTATTTTGCTTTGTCCATCTTATTAGTTTAATGGAACGGATGGATTTTATAATTTTTTATCGGCGACTTTATCTAGGGCAAACTAATCTAGTTTGGACATAGAATCGATCTCTTTTACTACTTCGTTTATAATGATTTGTTTGGCATATTCACAGTCAGTATCCGGTACTAATCCTTGACGACCATCCATCGTATCCCATCTAGGATAATCTTTACATACACGTGGTCGTTTACTGTATATAGTACAATGACCGTCTATTAAGTCGTTGCATTCTTCCCAGATACAGCATTCACCACATTTCATACAGAAATGTTTATAATTCTTCACTAACTTCTTTGTATATCGTGGTTCATCGTTAATAACCTTATAAATCGTTGCTATTAGATTTGGGTGATCCTCAAGATATTGTGTATTGAATCTGTTAATGATTATACTGGCGAATATTTCCCTGTCAATCATTTTTTTGCCTCTATATGAGTTGGTAGGTACGCATCGTTGCTTATTTTTACTTCTATTCGTCCACTGCCTAGGCATTGTTCACAGATGAGTCCATAGTGGAAGCCTGTACCATCGCAGTTAGGACATTCCATATTAACGACTTGGAATGGTTGGAACATCGTTATTGTTACATTGCGGGTTCGTGGGTCTATCATACTATATCCCATACCTTATTATTGTTAAATAATTCCATATTAGACTCTGGCATCTGTATACCTATCTCATGTCCACCTAATAGTGGTTTGCCGAGATGTAGACTCATATTATACAATTCTAAGGATTCTTTATGTTTAAACACTATTAAGTCTTCTTTGTCTATATAGCGTGGTGTACGGACTATATGATGTTTCCAATATCCTTGCCATGCTATTAAGTGGAAATCAAGTAATTTAGGTATCCAATTGTCCATATTAAAACCGTCCTATTGTTATTAGTTTCCTAAACTTCGTATAACATACTTCACAGAATGTAGTGGTCGTTATCCGTACTATTGGATACTTTTTACACTCTACTCGTATAATATAGGCATTGTCGGTCTGCTCACCGCAATTACTACAGATTTCAATCATATTATCACCTCAATGATTATGTTTACGTCTCATATCAAAAGTTAAATCCTGTAACATATCTATAACATCTATACGATGTTCTAGGCGTTTTTTACGATTATTGAGTCCATATAATTCTTGTTTAATGTCCTCTAATTCTAACTTCGTTCCGTTCTTTGTTACCCGTTTACCGTACACCCTCTGTACCATTCAATCACCTCTACTCTTTATAGATACCTTTTTCTTGCATCCATCGTTTTATACCACTTGCTGCTGGATTAGGAGCAGATGCACCGCCTAATAATTGAGTGTATGGTGTTTCTCCCCAAGGTACTGGATCTTCACTGTAACCTGCTCTTATTTCGTTAATCTTTGCAGAATCATTTTTAATACGCACATCTTCTGTTTGAGCACGTAATAGCTTGTTTTCGATGTCTACTTGTGGGATTTCAAATTCTTCGATCCATCCGCTATCATTACCGATAACATTGTTAAAAGCGTCTTCAAAGAGTTTTATTTCCCCTCGACGCTTCTTCCAGAAATTCTTATCCGCACCGCTGTCTTGGTCAGCACCGAGTGTACTTGTCGTGTATATTCCAACCTTTTGCGGTGGTACTCCATATACGGATAATATACGGTCTCGTACCTTATCAGTTAATTGCATGAACTCCATATCCTTATTAGTTGCACCGATGTCCTGATAGTGTCCGCCGTAAAGGAATATGTTACCTCGTGGATTCTGGTCCATTTTGGCTTTCATTTCAGCGGTTTGGCGGTCATAGACGTCTTCGCCGACTACGGTTGGGTCATATTCGAATATGCCTCTTGGATGTAACCCGCTTTTAAAGAAGTCTTTGTTAAACTGCCATGCTAGTATATCTAAGGTTAAAGAACGACTAATGTTATCTATTGGCGATTTTCCCCATGTATTGTTCCACGGATTCGGCATTTTTACGTGGATTAACTCATCGGATTCAAATACAGTGTTAGTTCCGGCATAACCCCACGCATCGAGTTCACGATTCCATGCCATCTTATGTGGAGGGATAAAGTAAAAACCGGCGGGTACACCCATCGCAACTTGATTTTCAGCCACTTCTACGAAGCAGTCTCCGGTTCCGAGGAATGATGACCACATTTTCCATGCAAAGCTTGTATAGGTTTCATCTGATTCGTGTCCTTCCGGCCATTGAAATAAGTCCGTGAGGTATGCTTCATGGTCTGTTGCGACTGTTTCGTCATCCGGTGCTATTATATTGAAGTTGGCTCCTAATATTTCTGTGATTATCGCACCGATACAGGCACTCACCCATTCTTGGTCCATTGCCGCATAGTAGGTTTGCCATCCCATTTGACTTGCTTTACTGGCTTGGCTTGCTCCTACTATGAATGGGAACAGGTCTACCATCGCTCCCGGCTTTTGTTGTGGGTTACGGTTGAATGGATTGGCTGACGATATTGCTTTCCTTATTCCTTCTAATACCATATTTGTATACCTCTTACATATCTATTATTGTTAATTTAGGTTTTGCGTTTCCTACAACCGGGAATAGTTTGTTAAATGCTCCACTAAATGTATCTACTTGGTCGTCGTGTTCTGTATTGTCTGGGAAGAAGTCACATTCTTCTAAGAACTCATTACGCCACGGTCCGTCTACTACATCTACATTGCCGGCTTCTGTATAACTGGATACATTGCTTGCACGATCTACCTTGTTTTTCTTAACAGGGTCGCTTCGTACTGGATAACCAGATAACATTCTTATTATAGCATTAGTATCACGTTTACCGGATGCTCCGCCTTCTTGTTCTAGCCATACAGTATATTTTCCTTCATATTTACTGTAGTCAGCACGTGTAGTACGTACAAGTAAATCGTCTACTTGATAGGGAGTCCAACGGACTCTTACTACATCTGCTACACACATACGATTATTTTTATATTTTAAAGCTAATAAACCTACTGTATAATCCGGATCGTTATCACCGGTAAATTCGGTCGCTGCAAAGTCCCAGTAACGTATTGCTTGTGTTATATCCGCTATTGGTACAGATCCAATTTCTTTAAACCATAAACGGTTGAATAATCCACCTTCACTGCCTATGTCCCAGTCACCATCCATCTTTTGTTTTCTTTGGATGTATGGTAACTTCATTAAGTATCTTACGTATGCTTCTTGGTTTATATACGGATTCTGTTTATATGTGGACGGTACAAACTTATATGGACCACGGATAAATCTGTCTTTAACCCATTTATGTCCTATCTTACCCGGATTAGAGGCACCACGTAAACGTAATGGTATTGGGTCGCCTTCATTCTTTCTTATACGACCAGCCATACTTGTATAAAGATATTCAGTAAAGGCGGTGAGTTCATCAAATCCTATAAACTGATACTCTGCCGAATCGTACTGTTCTAAGTCTTTCTGATTCGCTAAGTATCCAAATTCTAATTTAGCACCACTAGGGAATTGCCAATAGTTTTTCTGCTCATGCCATACGGCATCGGTATCTTGAAGCCAGTTCTTACTCCTTTCAATCAAAGCACCGGATTTATTCAGTTCCATGATACTTTTACGGAGTAATAATGCTCTATATTGGGGATACTTGACATATTCAAGTGCAGACATCAATAAGGCATCTGATTTGCCTCCGCCTGCCTGTCCACCATAGAAGGCTTCTTCATCAGGCAAACAAAGAAATATTCCTTGTTCACGGAATGGCTTATGACTATCCGGAATATACGGATTATGGAGTATATTAAGGTAGTAATTCTTTGTTATCGCTGCCTGACGTACCACTAGTGGTTGTAGTTTCGTTTTGTAAGGCGACGAGTTCGAACATATCTCCATATTCAGCCAACTCCTCTTCTATCTGTTTTTGTGTCGCTAATGTAGTTTTAACATGACTATCTGCTTCACCTTGTAATAATAAGGCTACACGTAAAAGTTCTTTTAACTCCGCAACCGTCTTTATTTTCAATACTCCAGATTCAATGTCCGTTTTTGCCTTTGCTAGTAAAGCGTGGATGTAACTGAGGTAATCTTTCTTATTCTGAGCAACAGAGTCTACTACAATCTCTTCTACTCGCTCATTAATGTCAGTTTCTCGTTCTATTGCTTTATACTCCCAATCAAAGGCTTCGAACCAACGATAAGCTGTTCTACGACTAATCTTACAAGATTCCATAACCGCTTCAACACCCGCCGTTTGAGTTCCTTCCTTAACAAAACTCTTATAATATACTTCAAAAGCTTTACGGTGCTTGTCAGTCTCTTTCATGGGCTTACGCCCCGTGCCGTTTTTAGTCATTTTTTAGTCCTATTTTGCCGTTATTGTGGCATTTTTCTTGTTTTGTCTTGTATGGTGCTTTTTTGTCTTGTCTGTATTGGTAGATGATGTTGTTGTCGCTGTCTAGTCCTATTGGGTATAGTACGCCTTCAAAGTATTTGTAGGGCGATTTGCCATTCGTGGGTGTGTTCCATATCTCTCTCATCATCTGGCTGAGTGTTTGTAGCCAGCGTTCGCTCCTTTTTCGGTTGCTGCCGGTGTTGAAGCCGTGTGCTTTGTAGAAGAGGACTTTGCCGAATAATTTTTCAGCTTCCTCACTAATATCACTCCATTTTACTGTTCCATACTTTTTAGCGATTAATAATGCTTCTGCATACTGTCCTTTACTTATATTCCATGTTGGCGGTACACCACAACAGCAACAGTAATCAGAAGCTTCCTTGTGGTGTGAATCGGATACATAGAATCGCATATCCAGTTGATGGACAAAATCACGCATACTATTTATAATCGGAGTTTTAAGAGTATAATTCAATCTTTTATATCCATTGGTATTACTGTTTTCCCTATAAAAATCCCATATATCGTAACCCACTATTTTAGACATTTCCTTATATCGATTTTTTAAAACAGTATTAGCACGTGCCTCAAGACAGAAGAACTCTGTTGTTACACTATCAGCTCCTGCCTTCTTTGCACGGAGTATTAACTGTTTGTAGTCGTCGCTTATCCCTATAATATATGGTCTAAGACGTAAGGTTACATGAAGTCCATTATCAGCCAATATCTTTATTGCTTCAATCCGTTCACGAACACTGGGACAGTCACGGTCTATACTACGACTTTTGGCTTCGTCATTAGTGATAATACTGATTTTAAAGTGCCAATTATGCTTATGCTTTTTAATCAAAGACATATATCTTGGGTCTTTAGTAAAAAACACTCCCTTTGTGGATATAGATAATGGATAATCGACTTTATCAAAGAACCTTAGCAGATCCAGACTCACACCATATTTTTCTTCGTATTTATCGAATGGATCGTTCAGTCCACCCCATTGCATTACTGTTCTGGAGTGTATATACTCATAGAACTGTTGATCTCCGGCATTTAATTCGTCTTTCCGTCCTTCTAAGCTTAAAGTGAATAATTTGACTATTTTATCAGTATTAACCGGTACTGGTTTCCTATCCATATAACCGTCTACACTATGGGATTTCTGGAAGTAAGCAAAGCAGTATATACAGTTAAAGGAGCAGGCACTGTATGTATCGAATGTCATTGGCATACTACAGTCGCATATTTCTCCACTCCATCTAGGACTGTCATAAAACTTCTTAGTTACCATTTATAGACACCTCAATCAATTTCATAGCCTGTTCAGCTTTACCCTTTGTAAATGGTGCCATTTGCTCTATAAGACCCACACGCATACCACCATTATAATCACATCTTTGACAGATACCATATTCACGATTGCGATGAAACAATAAATATCTATAAGCATTTAAAACATTATTCTTCTCCCAATATTCCTTTAAATGTCCTTTCTTCACATTCCAGAGTATTGTTTCCTCTTTCCAGTCCCTACAACAGATAGGAATGTCACCATTCCAGAATATATTGATTTCACGGAATGGATGGACGCAACGCTTCTGTAACGGTTCAGATAATGGCTCTAATCCACATTTAGCATAGTTAACATTACCTGCCTGATTAAGGATTTTACGGGTTTGTTTTTCATTATCACGACGTTTCAAGTCGTCAATTATTATTAACTTTTTAGTGGAAGCGGGGTGCTTATGGTATGGGTTAAATAACCCGCTATAATAGTCAATCGGGTGGAACTTCTTGAATCTGGAAGTTAGCTTCATTTTAGACTTACCGTATGCATCAAGTATTAGAATATTACCTCCAATTCCGTAGAATATGGAAGCTTCCTTTGGGGTGATTTTCGTTCCATTAGTTGCTAATGTTATTTGGCTTTTTGGATTATATTGCCTAAAAATCTCCACTATTTGTAACCAGTTCGGATTTAAGGTTGGTTCTCCCCGTAAACTAAACTCTATACGTATTGGGTCAAATACAGATAATTCATACGCTGTTTTGGTTGCAATCATCGTATTCATATACTTACGTTCTTTAGGGACACTATCAATAGCACAAAAGGTACAAGACATATTACAACCACGTGTCAGCTCCACCTGTGCAACATAAGGTTTATTCATTAGAAACCACATCCAATGCAATTTCTATATCATCTTTCAAGAATACTGGGTCGTGATTCATCAATTTAGCGTAACCCTGCACCGCTATATTATAAGCAACATCTGGCTCATTTAACAATTCAAAGGCAGATACAATACTTTCAGGACTAGTCGGGTCTACTGCCAACGAATCAACTCCATCATTAAAGTATAATCCCTTTGAATCCCATTTATTAGATATAATAACCGGCAAACCATAATCAAAGGCTTCTAAGAAAGTATATTGACTACGGCTGCCACCGTCCTTAATATAACTTAAATCAAGATAAATATCATTGGCACTATAAACACGGTCATATTCATCTTTACTAAATCCAAAGCCACCACGATAAAAGTCCTTACGCCATGCCGGATACGATTCGGATAGTTTAAAATACTCATATAACCTATTAACTTGTTCCGTACAGATATTAAGCTTCATATTACTGCCATAAGCAGCGGGGAACACCTGCTCATAATGTTTGTCAAAATCAACACGTGCAGTCATCAAAACACGTTTTCCCTTTGTAAATGGTGGTTTATTATTCCATTGAACATAAGGATGTATAAAATAAGTAATTGGCAGGTCAGTCTTGCCTTGTTTAATCATTGCATCGACATCATGCTGTGATGGTGTTATAACCTTCTTAATACCAGTATCTAGGAAGATATCATACTTCTCAGCTGGGTCATGGACAATTAAATACTTGGGTGTGGTTATTTTCTTTAAAAAGTAGAATATGTCCGGTTCTAAATGCTTATCTCTGAAAGTACTCTGCGTTGATACCACTGCTT